CATATAATTTATAATGTTTTAAATTTAAACCACAAGAGTTACATCAGATAATGTAAACCCTTCATACCATATAGGAGTTCTACCTATGGTAACTTGAAAGTTGCCGTGTAATTCATTTACTCCTATAAAGTTACACACACCTACTACGGTGGTGAACCTGTTTGTAGGGTTACAAGGAAAGTTATTACTCCTAAGAGGAACTCTCACTTGTACCCTTTTACCTAATAAATTTTCCATAATCCTACTTTAATTCGTAAATAAGAGTTATTGATTATTTCTTTTTACTATTTATCCTACGGCTCTTATAAGCCGTTTTATTCCGCAGCCTACGCTTTGCAATTTTATTTTTTATATAAGCATTTCTGCTACTTTTGTTTTTAGTATAAGAAGTGGTAGATTTACCTACTTTATCATTTTCCATTGTTTTTAGTAGTCTATACAATAATCTGCTTTTCATAATATTTTGATTTAATTAAAAAATTGTTTAAGATTGTATTGTCCTTTGACTAATACTTATTTAATTAAATAAAATAGAGGTTATGCTAGCTTTACATAACCTCTTTGGAATTTACTTCATCTGATGTAAACCTAGCTTTGGTTTATCATCATTAGAAGCATAGTGTCTATCCCATACTTGCTTACGTATAGGAAGTGGCAAAGATATGGTGTAACAGTTTACACCTAATGAACTACTAGCTAAGTAGTCCATATATTGAACACTCCATTTAGCAGTAGGTACGTGAACCCATTGCATTTTACCTTGATATTTCACGTAAACATCAAGGTTGTTACCTCGTAATCTTACTATATCACCTACGTCTAGGTAATCTAGGGGAATATAGGTGTACCGAGAGTGTTCTATGATTCTCTTGTCATCTTGCACACTATCTTGTGCATTGCTAGCAGCAGGTATAGATATAAACATACCCAATAATATTAAGGTTAGCAAAATCTTAAAATTATTAGGATGAGTTCTTTCATACCTACTTAAATGCAACAATATTAAGGAAGCTATCCCTAATATAAACAAGTAAGTAGAATGCCCTACACCTTGCATACTGACATACGTATCAGCAGGTCTTACTTTATTATACTTATTCTTATTTCTGGATAGCCATTTCCAGAAAGAAGCTGTAAGTACGAAGTTACCGTTCTCATAATATACTCCATTTGGCTTAATGGAGAGATTTATAAGAATGATATTGGTTGATAAATCTTCTACCCTTAGCCATTGGATAGAATCTTTACTCAAAAATACGTCTTCATGAGTAGTAGCTATCCACTCATTAGATGTAATAGTTGTTACAACAGTATCAATTTGAGGAGCTACCTCATTAGATACTGTTTTTAACTCTTCACATTCTACAAGAGCTACTTGTAGTTTTGTGAAGTTTTTAGTTAAACTATCAATAATTGCTTTTTGGTTATTCACAACTTTATTACAGTTATCTATAACAACCTTAGATACACTAGGTGTTCCTAGTATTACCTGGTTGTTTCTTTGAGATACATATATCTCATACAGTGTTGTAAATCTAGTGTTATGTTCAGCATTATACTGAACAACAACCTTTGTATTACCTTCATAAGTGCCATTAGCACTCATAGTTTGGTATACAAATGTTTCAAAATCTTGTTGCTCTACCTGTGCGTGTAACACGGGAGCAGCTACCATATATGATAAGATGATAGCTATAATGATGATGATTATTTTTCTCATAATTTTATATTTTAATTTTATTTATGTGTATTCTTATTATCCACTCACTACTCTACTAATGTAGCCAACCCTTGTGAAGTTGGAATGGTAGTTTAAATAATAGACAGTTTTATGACTTATCTAGGTCTTAATTAATCATTTAAGGTAATTAATTATTCAGGGTATTCAATTACCCAGAATAAACATACTACTTTTTTCCCACAACAATTTTCTGTTTTGAACTTTTTATCTTTACTGATAAAAGTTCCTTTTAATGCAAACTCATGTTCTTTCTCTTCTACGCTTTCAACTTCAATTACATAATCAAAATTGAAATATCCAACTGTTGTAGCAAAAGCTACTGTTTTACCTATTAGTTGTGGATAGACTTCAGCAGCTGTTCCGACTATTGATGTAATTTTTCCCCCTGACTCTATTATTTTGTTAAAGTCAAGATTGGCTTTAATATTTTCACTTTTTTCCCACATGTAGAGAATGTTTAATTCTCTCATATCAGCAAGAGATAAAGTTTCATCAATATTTTCACAATCTTTTAGAATCTTATTCCACTTTTCTTTAGTAGAAAGATTACTCCACCATAGTAGAGCTTTTTCAATATCTTTATTCATAGTTTTTTAAGTTTGATTAAAAAAAAAATGGACAGTATATACTGTCCATTCAAGTTATCTAACCACGCTTCATCATTTGTTTGATGGCATACTTTCTATCTACATAGCAGATAAACCCTTTGTGGTAAGGGTAAAATAGAAATCATCAGGTAATCAATAAACTACTTATTATATATTTATAGAAGTAAGTCTATTTTGACCTGATGATACTAATTCCTGTTATTTCTCCTAACAGTAAGAGCCCTTACTATCCTCATAGTAAGATATTACACCTAATTAAAGGTGTCCGCACAATATTAACAATTATATTTGCAACTATAATGTTAATTAGGATTATATATCTTTTTTTACTTGACGGGTCTAAACCTGTTACCCCTATGTCTTTGTTTTTTATACAGGAATAAAATTAAGATATATAAAACGCAAGTATCCAACTTGCTGCCTTCATTTGAGTATAAGGAATTTATAACTCAAACTTATCCCATTTAAGGGCTTACATTCTCCATTTCTGGGAAATATCAGCAGACTTCAGTGAGATTTGCACTCACGCCTAGACACCACCACGTGCTACTAGGTATTCCTATACTCTTAATTGAGCAAACGTGTCAATAAGGTCTGTAATTCGTGTACTTAGAATTACTTTCCATAATTAGACTTGGTAAATCTAATTGACATAAGAATAACAGGGTACTACACCTGCTTTGAAGCCATAAAGTATGTAAGTTTACGAACTCTTACAAACGCTTGAAATATACAAAACTTTTAAAAAGAAAACTAGATTAATACGTTTTTTTAATGTATAGGACTTACATCTTACGAATGCCTATGATTTAGAGATTAAGATATTTGGCAATCCCAATCTAACCCAATTTCTAAAGGAGTATTTTTCATATACTCCTCTGCTTCTGCTTTTGTGCAGAAGCTACCACCACGTGCATCATTTACAGGATAACCAGATGACTGGTCAATAACCTGTAAATTATATGTAGTGATAGCAACAGTCCAATAATCGTAGCCATTTTCATCCTGTAATACAGGAGATAATGGCAAGTTGAACTTATCACATATTTCTTGGGCAACTTTTTTTGAAGGATTGCCCTTCGTCATTAGGTAATATAGTGCAGTTTCATCACTATCAGCTTTCCAACAAGGCTGATATTTGAATGGCTCTCCTTCTTCAGGTGATTCAATCATCCAGATACCATTTATACTTGTTGCTAAATGGTATCGGTTGTCAGCAGGGTGTTTTATGAAGTTGAAACACCCCACATCTTCTACTGCTGAAGGGTTAAAAAACCCTTTTACTCCCGATTCTGGGAGCTTGTTTGCCAAATAATTGGCATCCATTAGCTTTCCTTCTTCACCTGCTGCCAGAAGTACTTTTTGGACAATTTTTGCTTTTTTTGCAGGTAAGATAGGCAATTCTTTAATCATCAAAATTGCCTCAACTAGACTATATTTTTTACTGTCTATCATAGTAATATGAGGTACAGTATTTCAACTGTACCTCTTTAAAGTTAAATAATAATTTAGCGACAGTAGTAGGATTTGAACCTACCATAAGGTTTTTTACACCTATCACCAATTCCTCTGCCAGGCTTATTACTTGGGTTCAGTACTGTCTTTTAATTCATAAGAGAATTACACTCCACATTTGGTTTATATACCTCACTTCTACAAGAGAGTTATATTTCCTTAAAGCTATATGTGGATAGCTATTAAAAGTTTAAACTTTTAGTTTCAGAACATTATACGAAAGTTCTTGTAGTTCTGAAACTTGCTTTATTTTTTTACACCAAATTCTGATGTTTACATCAGAACTAATATCAGAAACAATATTTTCTGATATTAGTTCTTTCTCCCAAGCAGGAAGATTTTTTACGAAAAATTCTGCTTTTTCAGCAGCGAAAACTTTTTCAAATAAGAAAAAGTTTTCATGTAGGTAAGATACACGTGCATTTTCTGCATATTGTATATCTTTCTTTAATCTGGAAGTTTCTTCTTGCAGTTTTAATTTAGCCACTGCAATAGCATTTTCTAATTTTTCTAAATCCTTCATAATATCTGTTTTAATGTTAATAATAATATTGGGCAGGTTTAATTACTTACCCTATGGTCTTTCATAGTAACTTCTACATTATATTATATGTAGTGAACTCTTACGTTCTTTGGGTTAAATACCGTTAAACTGCTTTATAGGTTGGCAGTAGGTATTTATATGGTGTATATATTTTGGATATATATAGACCAATAATGTATAATATCTAACCTAAGTTCTACGCATACTTGCAGGTAAAACTAGATACTACGAGGTTATCGTAGGATATTATAGTGATGTGTGGAGTGTTTATAGGGGTGTGATAAGGTAGTTTCTACTACTTACACATAACCAAAAAACATCCACCAAAATCAACTACATAATGTTGGGAACATTATTCTAACAAACCTAAGTCCTATACATACTTGAAGATTTGCACGTTGATTGTATGTTATAGTACTATACTATAACACCACATCAATAAATAAAAGAGGTGTTCTTAACAGTATAACCCTGTAAGGGTGGTTTTAAAAATACATACCCTATTTCTAGGGTATGTATTGTGAAACAGGTACAATTAAAATAATTGAATACCTGTTTCCTCTTGGAAGTTCTTTTTAGCGTTAAGAATGGCAGTTTCTTTTCTTACTAATTCTTTGTTGTAGGCAGCGGTTGTATTAATGATTTTTCCTACGTTCTCGTAGATTTTATCATTAAACTTTTTTCCTGTTAGGGTAACTTGTAAGGTATCCCCTGTTTCAAACTTACACCATTCTCCAACATACAATGTTCGTGGGTGGTTTTCTATACTAACGGCGTAGCGATTGTTGCCGTTAGAATCTTTTTTTTCCATAAGACTTTTTTCTATGCAAAGTCCTGTTAAAATTCTGCTTTCTCCTTCTTCTAACATTTTCATATTATTAACATTTAGTGCATAATGCACAAGGATTGCCTTTACAACCCTGTTTTTTAAATAATTAAACTCCACAACTAAATGAGGTGTTCCTCATAGAATAACCCTGTAAGGGTTAATTGTAAAAAAGACCCTCCTAGTATCTACTAGGAGAATCTTATAACTTACAGGACTTTATACCAATCCTGTAAATTAACACGCTCATTAATACAGTAGTGCTTTACTGCATCAAGGAAGTTGAAAGCACTGCAAAACTTGACGTAACTACCTTGGTTGGTAGTAAGTAATAAGTACTTACTACCGCTAAATACCAATCCATTGGAGGTCTTTATATCTTTTTTAGGTCTAACGAACCCGTTACTTATTGTGGCTGTTACACCACGTCTACTTATAATCTTCATAACGATATTTAATTTTAAAAGTTGAAAAAACAAAAAAAAAAGCCCTTCTACTAGATGCTAGAAGAGCTTTGCAATTAATCCCCGTGCTTTACCAGCTTTTCAGCTGGAAATTGACAGAGTTTTTTTTCCAAGCTGCTATACAAAATAGCAGCTTGGTCAGTGTGAATAGAAAAACTTTGATGTTCCATTACGTTCATCTTTGTAAGAGCGTCTACAGCTTCATTAATACTGTCAAAGTATCTTACTCTTTCAATTTTACCTGTAATGTGACAGGTGCTAAGTATGTAATACATAACTATATAATTTTAAAGTTGAGAGATAAGAATACCTTATCTCAATATATAAATGAGGTGTTCTTAACAGAAACAACCTGTAAGGTTGTTCTTTAAATATACCCTACTCTTGTTAGAGAGTAGGATATATAAGACAAATTATTTCCATATAAGCAAGTACTTGTCCTTTAAGTCGTAAGTCCCGTAAGGGAATCTTACGAATCTTTTAGGGTTTGCATTCCATTGCTTCTCCAAATTTAGCAAAATCTTTTCATCTTTGATGCCGTCTACAGTATTATAAGATTTGCATATTTTCTTAGCGTCTTCAAGTGTTTGTATATTCTTCATAGTTCTATGTATTTAATAATTAATTTAAAATTCAATCAAACTATGTATGAGGTGTTCTTCAAAGAGAAAACCTGGAAGGTTTTTCTTCCATCTTTGTAGACTCTTGACCCTGTGGTGAAACCTAGTGGCAACGTAGAATTGTAGGCTGTGGAAACCTAGTAAAAATAATTGTTGTTAATTTATTTTTGAGGGGGATAATTGGATTTTTGTTTTTTAATAGGGAATTTTTTGTAAAATAACCCCACACATTTACAAATACGCTAAATTTAAAAATACTCCAAATTATAAGAATAGGGGGGATATAGTATTACCCACATAAGAATCTCATAAATTCCTCATTGTTAAATAATATTTTTCAAAAATTATTTTTAGGTCTAGGGTATTATATTGATGGTGTATATACTACAAGTAATTATTATAGGAACAGCTTTTACAATACAGGATTTCCTAGAAGTTCCTAACAAATATAGGGTAGTTGTTAATGTTTTGTTAATAACCTATTAATAGGCAACTTTTTCCCTCTGTAAAACGTTAGTTTTACAAACAGGTAAACACTTGTTAAACGTTAAAACAAGAAACTATAAAACATTTAATAAAACTTGTTTGTAGTACTTACACTACGTGCAGTAAAACGTTACAGCTGTATCTCTGCCTTTTTCACACCTAAATATAATAGCATTTTATTTCCCATATTATTTGTAGATATATATAGTTTTAACTATGTTTGTAAAAACTGTATAAAATTATGAATTTATTAGATGATTGTATATTTATTCCCAACAATGTTCCTAGTTCTAAGAACAGTAAAGTTAAAACTTCTAAAGGGGTATTTCATAGTAAGACTGTTAAAAAGTATTTACAGAAGTTAGGGGTACAGAAGTTCAGTGTTAGTAAGAAGGAATACACTAATTATAAGACTAGGGATAATGAATTTGAAAAGATATTTAAAGATGTAGATATAGATAGGAGTTCTCCTATTATAGTTAAATTTCATTTTGTAAGAGATAGTAGGAGGAAGTTTGATTTCCATAATGTATGTCAGATAGTATTAGATTTAATGGTAGCACATGATGTGATAGAGGATGACAACATGGATTATATAATTCCTGTACCTATGTATTATAATGGTGGGTGGTATAGTATAGACAAGGAATCCCCAGGTGTTTATATAAGTTTCCAGAGTGAGCAAGATTATCTAGGAGGTAGATTAGATGCTAAGTTTGAAGAATTAAAGAATATTTTATTGGAAGATATTAAATTAGAGAATAGTACTGAATTAGGTTATCGTATAGAATATTAAATATAAAATTATGAAAAGTAAAAAAGCTAAAAAGATACACCGTAAATATATTGATAAGATGTTAAAATACCCACACATCTTTATTGAGCAATGTGGTGAGATATTGAATAAGTATCCTCAATTAAAGGATATATATTATGAGAACTTAGATTCTTATAAAAAACATATTAATCAAAATATGATAAATAGGACAATTAAACATTATACAGAAGATGTCAAGCAATATTAAAATATCAGATGATGATATAATACCTGACTATATGGATAATAAGTTAGAATTACTTACTGTTAAAGACATAGAGATTAATGGTGAAGTTTCTAAGGTTGTATCATTGAGAGAATTGTATAATGGTTTAGGATTACATCCTAGTAATTGGTCTAAGTGGGTAAGACGTAATTTAGTAGGTACTGCTAAGAAAGATACGTTATTTAATAATGGTATAGATTACACACCTATTGAGGATAGTAATACAGGTAGAAAGTTGAAGGGTAATATAAAGATGGACTATGCTATTACTTTACGTACAGGGCAGCATTTAGCTATGATGGCTAAAACAGATAATGCTAGTAGATACCGGGATTACCTATTGAATTGTGAGAAAACTCTTGTAAAAGTACGTAATGAGATGATTAATAAGTTACCTTCTAGTTTTTCAGAGGCTTTAAGGATGTTAGCTGATACGCAGGATATGTTAGAAAGTGTTAAACCTAAGGTTGAATTTTTTGATACTTGTATAGATAGTGATACTAATTTATATAATATATCAGAAGTTGCTAATATAATGAGGCAGCGTAATGTGGGTAGGAATAACTTATATTCTTTTTTAAGGGATAAGAAGATATTAAATAAAAATAACATACCTTATAGAAAGTATATAGAGTCTGGATATTTTGAATATAAAGTTGGTAAAGTTGTAAGGATGACATCTAAGGGTATTAATTGGTTATATTCTTTAATTTTAAAGGAGTATGGTAATAATACTATTGAACGTAGTTCTTGGAATATATTTGATATTCAAGGGGAATTAGATAAATCTTTTAGTAGGTTAAAGTTTGTAGAAGATACTCATACTTATACTGTTGAAAATAACCAAAGAGTTAGTGTTACTACCTTTAATAAAGGTTATGAAAAGTATAAGGATTGGGATATGATAGCGGGTAGATGTGTTGGTACTAAAAATTATAAAGGTTTTACAAAAGAGCAGATTATTGAGAAGTGGGATAATAATAGAGATAGGGCTGCTAATGAAGGTACTGTTGTGCATTATGCTTTAGAAGAAGTTGTTAAGTATATGTATAGTTGTTATAAAATTGACATAGATTATGCTTTTAATGATAAAGTTGATACTTTAAGAAATAAGTTGTATAGTGCAGTAGTTAGTAAAGCTGATGAGTTATCAGTATCTAATGTAGAAGTTTGTAAAAATAAAGCATTATATGGTTTAAAGTTTTTAATAGATTATAGTAAGGATTATTGGTATATTGTACCAGAGTTAAGAGTTTATAGTGAGAACTATAATTTAGCAGGTACAATAGATTTACCTATGGTATCCAAGCATACGGGTAAATTGTCATTAGGTGATTGGAAAACTAATGCTAATTTATTTAAAAATTATTCAGAGTATTTACTTAAACCTTTTGATACATTGGTGGCAAATGCTTTTAATAAATATCAGTTACAACTAGGAACATATAAGGTATTACTAGAAGATGCTACAATATTTGAGATAGATGAGTTAATAGTTATTCATCTTAAAGAGGATGAATATTTTAGATATGATTGTGATGATTACAGTAAAATATTAATAAATTGTTATGAGAGTGAATAAGAATATTATAGAAGAAGTTGCAGAAGATATAACTTTTGCTGAATTAGGTAAAGAGTTGAATGATGACTTAGGGGTATCGGTTAAGGATGTTAGATTAGTATTTAATATTATATCTGATTATTTAGAGATGCACTTACGTACTAATAATGATAAAGATGTATTATTACATGGGTTAGGTAGATTTAAGATTAATAAGAATAGGTTGCATAAGCATCTTAATTCACAAGAAAAGAGAGTTTATAAAAAGAAGAAATAATGGATAGACCAATTAGATTAGATATGGATACAGGGGAGATATTATTAGCTCCGTATATGTTACACTATGATTGTTATAACAAATTATGTTCTAGGGATTATAGGAGAGAGTCTGGTAATAAAGATGGTAGAAATGATAAGAGAATATCTGCACCAAAAGATGTTAGAGCTTTAAAGTTTATATATCATTCTTTTAGTCCTACTTCTGAAATAGATTTAACAGAAGATGAAAGAATTGAGGAAGCATTATATGTATCTGAATTAGAGAGTAAGGATGATAAATATAGTTGGGAGAAGGATGATATATTATTGGAATGTATTAAGGTGTATAAGAAATTAACTCGTGATATTATATATGATGCACTAGAATCTACTAGGAAGGCTATACATAGGTATATTAAATTTAATAATAAGATAGCTGAAAAGATAGATAATGATTTAGAGAATTTAGATAAATTAGAGAATGATGAGATAGCTAGTGGTTTAGATATGATTAATAAAGCTAATGCAAATGCTAAATCTTTTAAAGTATTATTAGAAACTTTAATGGACTTAAAGAGTAAATATGTTGAAAACAAAAAAGATAATACGGATAACTATGGTGAGATAGATGAAGGTGAAGACTTCTAGGATAAACTTATAGAATTATGGATGAACTTGAATTAATATCTTTTATTGATAGAGAAATAGAAACACCGTTTGGGTATACATTGAATTATGATTCAAACGGTGATTTGATATTAACAGAAGATATAAAGGAGATATTTGATGAATTTAATATAGAGGCTAATGAAGAAATCTTATCTGATTATATGCCAATGTTACCTAATATGTATCATAATCATAAGACTCCTTCTACATTTAGAGATACTCATAAGTTATCTGAAGCGGCTAATAGATTTATTGAAACAGGTAAGTATTGTGAATATAGGCGTAAGAGTAGGAAATATAAAGAGTTTTGGGAAGAAGAATATAGGAGATGTAGAGAAGGTTATAGTATTAATGTAGGTACTCCTGACCAAATAGATATTACAGGGTTGCACTATTTTTTCCTAAATTATAGGAGGATGCAAATTACTGTTGAAGTAGATAAGGAACTTGGTATAGGTAAGAAGGTGGATGGGTTTCCTAAATTTTGGATAATACATTATCATTTCTTTTGGGCATTACAGGAAGAAGCTAAGAATAAGGGTAAACATCTTAGCGTTGTAAAACCTAGACGTACAGGATTTACAGAAGTTATGGGGTCAATAGGGGTTCACACTTACGTTACAGACTTTAAAAAGACTGTTATATATTGTGGGTATACTAAGGATATGATTAGTGGTGCTAAAAGGATATTAGATAAGGTATGTTGGGATACTATTGATTTTTTAAATATTAATACTAATGGTGCTATGTTAAAGCCACATCAAGTAGTAAATAGTCCAATGTCTAAGATGCACCGTAGAGCTAGTAAGTATGATAAGAGGAAGAATGAGATATGGAAAGGTTCTGAAATACAAGGTGTAGCATTAAGTCAAGAAAAAAAAGTTAGGGGATTAGATGGATTATATGTAATGTTTGAAGAAGCAGGTTCATTTCCAACATTGAAGAATGTATTATCCGCTAGTAGACCTTTGGTAGAACAAGATGGTTATGTTATTGGTACATTGATTCCGTGGGGTACAGGTGGTGAAGATGGTATAGGAATTATAGGATTAAGAGAGATGTTTTATACACCTACTGCTAATAATATGGTAGAATTTATTAATTATTGGGATAAGGGTAGATATGGTAAGAAGTGTGGATTCTTTTTTCCTGTTCAATATTGCATAGGTTTATATATGGATGATGATGGTAACATGGATACTTTACGTGGTTATTTACATCATATTAAGGAAAGACAAAAGATTAGAGCTAGTGGTAATGAAACTAATGTAACACAATATGCAGCAGAATATCCTTTTTCACCAATGGAGGCTTTACAGCGTATTAAGGGTAATATATTTCCTACTAAGTTATTAGAAGAGCAGTTAATTAGAATACAGAGTGAGGATTTAGATAAGTTATGGACACATGGTAAATTAGAGAGAGCTAAGAGTGGTGTTACATTTAAACCTGATAATAATTTAATACCTTTTAATGATTATCCTGTAGATGATAGAGTGGATAATATAGAAGGTTGTATTAGTATATTAGAAACACCTAAAAGAGTTGTATATGATTATAAGACAATTAATTCTCACGGTCAAGAACACTATGATAAAGTACGGAAGATACCTAAGAATCTCTACACTATTGTAGTAGACCCTTTTGCTTCTGACCAAACAGATAATTTTACATCTATTGGTGCATGTTATGTTATAAAGGAGTATGATAGAAATGTTCCTATTAATTTATATACAGGTACTATTGTAGCTAAATATATAGGTAGACCTGATTTAAAAACTTGGTGGTCTAATGTATTTAAGTTAGCAGAATATTATAATTGTAAGATTAATTTTGAAAGACGTGGGGGTGGTCAATCTGCAATAGATTATGCAAGGGAATGGAAGAAGACACATCTACTAGAACATTCATTAGATATGCTAGACCCAAAAGAAAGGTCTAGGAATAAGAACCTTCCTCTTGGAAATACTTTTACTGATGAGATGAATAAGTTGGGATATAAATATTTAGCTGAATGGTTAATGGAGGAAGTATCTGTTGTAGACGATACTGATAAAAATAAAACTGTATATCAGTATAGGTTAAATACTATAATGGATATTGGTTTCTTAAAAGAATGTATTAGTTTTGTCATAGACGGGAACTTTGACCGTATATCTTCAATGAGATTATATATGTTTTGTCATAAGCAATTTATGCAAAATTTGAATAATACGGTAGAAAAAGGAGTTTACAATGATATATGGGAAAATATGAAACAATATATAAATAATCAATAATGGCAAATCATTTATTAAATACACAACGACCTCCTGCAAAACTTTCAGAACGTGAAAAGATGAAAGATAATTTTGATGTGATGAAGGATTGGATAGAGTATATATATTCTAATAGTAGATTTTATGGAGATTTAAACAGGTATGACCATTATGATGAATTAACAGATTTATATGATTTAGCAGCGGGAAAAGTTCCTAAATCCTGGGTAAACACCGTAACTAATCCTACCAATGAAAAGAATAATGATAAAGGTAATGAGAGTAAAGTAGATGATTATAATTTATTATATAGTAATTTTGCATTACTTATAGGTGAGATGATTGACAGACCTTTATCTTATCAAGTAGAGAATAAGAGTCCTGATGCTGCATCTAAGAAAAAAGAAGAAGAATCTGCATTTATTAAAAAAGATTTATTTAATAGGTTTACTGATTTAAACTTAGGTAATGAGCCTGAATCACAATCTTTGGATAAAAAGTTAGATAAGTGGAATACTTCTTATAAAGATAATAAGGCGTTGAGAGGTCAGAATATAATGGATTATTATACACAGGAAGATGAATATGAAGATAAGCGTATTGAAATGTGGAAACATTTTTTAATAGCTGGTCAAACATATTGTAGAACTGATGTTAGAGATGATGATGTAACTAATATTCCAATTAGTCCTAAGGATATAGACCATGCTGCTAATAGTAATGATTATACATATAGATTTATAGAAGATGCTGATTGGGTATGTGTAAGATATAATTGGTCGCCGTCACAGATATTAGATTATTTTAGAGATGAGATGGATGATGACATGGTTGAATTATTAGATGATACATCTCTGACAGGTATGAATAGATTAGGTTCTATTTATCCACATTATTTTAAATCTACCCAATGGAACAATGTTAGTAATGATGTGTTAATAGAAGTTATACATTGTCAATGGAGAATGTATAGAAAAATAGGTATTGTTACATATCCTGATATGCTAACAGGAGAGTTAGAACAAGTTGAAGTATCAGAAGAGTTTAAACTAACTGATGATTTAGAATCCTTAGGTTGGTCAATAGAATATGAGTGGGTAGATGATATATGGGAAGGATGGGTAGTAGACCCTTACGGTTCTCATTTTAAAAATAGAAATAATGCCAAGAATTGGAAATATCCTAATAAAAAACATTTAGGTAATGGGAAGTTTGATAGATGGAGAATATTCTTAGGTATTAATAGATTATTTACACAAACTAGGAAGCTATCATATAATGGTATATACTATTATAGAACAGAAACAGATTTTACTTCATTTTTAAAAATGGGTAGACCTTATCAAAAATTATTTAGTTCTATATTTTATAGGTTAGAAAAAGCTGTAAAAAAGAGTCAGGGTGAAGGGGTCTTAATGCCTATTGAAGCTGTTATGGGAGGAGAAGGTAGGGAAGATTGGAATTGGCAGAAATTCCTAGAAACTTTTAGGGAATTAGGTGTAGGGTTCTATACTTTATCAGACCCTGATATTAGGAAGTTGGGGTTATCGCAATTCTTAGGTAAGATAAATGTTACATCTTTTAATGAGATTAATTTTTATTCTCAATTATTATTACAGATACAGAATTTATGGGATAGATATGTAGGTATATCAGAACCTAGAAAATCACAACAGCAAGCATCACAAGCAGTGGGTTCTGTTGAACAATCTATTTCTAGGAGTATGGCAATAACAGAATACTTTTTTCACAAGTTTGAATCTTTTGAAAAAAGGTTATTACAAAAAACTTTAGATATGACACAATTTGCTTATTTAGAGGGTAAGCATTTAACTGTTGTTAGAGATGATAATAGTGTGGCTCATGTAGATATAGATGGGTATGACCACATGAATAGTGAGTATGGTATATTTATGAATAAGTCTAATGAAGAAAGACGTAAGTTAGAGAAGATGAGGGGTATTGCTGAAAAGTTAGCTACACAAGGTAATAATCCTTATGAATTATCTGAAATCATATATGCTAACAATAGTGCAATGTTAAAAGATATACTATATCAGTTAAAGAATAAAGAGGAGCAAGCAATGGCTCAACAACAGCAATCAGAAAAAGAAGCTGTTGAGATGCAAAGACAGTTTGATATGGAGATGAAAGAGTTAGAAGCTGAAATTGATAAGTTGGCACAAATGGAAATTGATGATAATAGACATGAACATAAAAAAGAAGAGTTATATATTCAAGGTCAGAACAATCAGTTAAGTTTCCAGAATACACTTGATGCAGATGGTGATGGGATAGAAGATATTAGAAATGTTGAAGAAAACTCATTAAGACGTACTGAATTAATGGGTAAAATGGCAAAAGATTCTGCTGATATTAGAATTAATCAACAAAAGAATCTTATACAAGAAAAGAAATTAGCTATGGAAGAAAGAATAGCTAAAATGAATGCAAAAGCTAAAGCAAGTAATCCTACATCAGGAGAATCTACTAAGCAAACAAATAAAGCTATTAAAAATACTAAAAACCTTTAATTAATTAGATATGCCAAAAGGAGTAAAGTTAGATTATGTAAACAATTTTAAATATATTGTAGATGCTGCAAATATAGATAAAAATTATAGAGATAGATTTGTATTAAAATACAATCACAATCATAATAATATAAATCAAGAAGGATTTGAATTAACTTATTTATATTTAAGAGAGTTAGCAAGATTATTAGAATTAGAGTATATAGAAGTACCTAATAAAACTACTAGGTTAGCATTATTATCTGATGAACCTAGTATTAAGTCTAAGACTAATGAAGTAAAAGAAGGTTCTATTGTATTTCAAGAAGATACTAGGGAAGTCTGGTTGCTAGTAGATTATCCTGCATCTAGTGAAGATAATTGGATATTATTAAATGGAAATAGTAGATATTATGGGGAATTAGCTAATGTAGATAATTATACTACTACAATAGAAGAATTTATATTAGAAGATGGTGCTTGGGCTTATGTTAGATGTATTAATACAAATACTGTAACAGGTATTACATTAGATATTAATGGTACAGGTGTTAAAACAGTTGAGAGAAAAGATGGTAAAATATTTGGAGTTGGAGAATTTAAAGCCAATCATGATTATATAGTAATATATAATAGTACAGATGATAAATATTATGTAGTTAATATAGCAGATGATGCTACTGAAACATTAAGAGGTGTTGTTAGATTAGCTACATTATTAGAATTTGAAGATAGTATAGATGTAGACCCTGTTACAGGAGCTTCTCTTGTAGTTAGACCTTCTCATATTCAAAATACTTTGGGAGCTATTGATAATATTATATGGGTAAATTCTAATTTTACTACTGACATTGCAGGTCATAAATATCAATCTTTGGAAAATGCTGTAACTTATGCAGAAGCTAATGCTACTGTTAATAATAAATATAATATATTTGTAATAGGGAGTTATAGGTTGAGAAATACTGTAACCTTAAATAATCCTTATTATAGTATAAGAGGTTTGGGAGTATTTGATTCTACCATAGATGTTGCAGAGGATGTTGCAGGTTCTACAATATTTGAGATAGAATATACAGGATTTAATGGTACGGCATCTCCATTAGGTAATATTAATATTGTAGGAGGTTCTAGTTTAAATACTACTCCTAATACTGAAGCTATTACTATAAAAGATGGTGGTGCTGGTACACAACAAGTAATATATACTAATGATATTAGAATAGATAACATTAGAACAGGTTTTAGATTAAATAAAATTAATTCTAGTAGTTTTTTATTAAATATTCATACAGGTTTATTATCTATAAGAGAGTCATTATTACGAGGATTAGATTTAGGAGAAGGTAATTATATAGGAAGTGATTTACAATTAACTAATAATACAATAGGTATTTATTGTAGGACAAATTGTAATGTTATAATAGATGGTGCTAATATTTCAGGAGATTTAACACAAACAACTGCATTTGGTACAGGTATATATTTTGAAGATGGTGTTGTATCAAAGATAGATAATACTGTTACATTATATTGTGTAACAGGTTGGGAAGCTGTTGGTGGTGGAACATTAGAATTTCATAATTGCGAAGTAAAAGATTGTACTACAGATGTTATTATATCAGGTAATCCTAAATGGGAAGTATATAATGTAAGTGTTGATTTAACAAAAGTAGTACTTACAGGAGCCGTGGAGATTGTGGGTACATTGATTGATAAAACTGTTGAAGAAGAAGCCTTAAATGTTGCACAAGAATTACATGTAGGATTTCCTACAGCAGGTAGAGAATTTGTAACAGGTAAAGGTGATTCATTTACAGTGGGAATGTTAGTATATACTGAATCATCAGGAGGTATTTTTACGGATGTTAGTAATACATTAAAGACTGTTTCTGCGGGTACAGTTACTATGGACAACATTACAAATGGAGCATTATATTTTTCTAATGTTCAAGGTTTAGCATTCACAAGTATTAAAGTTACTACTACGGTAGCCACAGCATTAGGAGCGGGTACTATGGAGTTTCAATATTGGAATGGAACATCTTGGGAATCTGTAAACTTTAATTTATGTAAAGCCACTGCTCCTTATGTATCTTATGGTAATGATTTTTTAACACAATCTCCAACTGATTATCAAGTAAGGTTTGATTACAGAATGTTAAATACTTGGGCTAAAAATGACCCTATGACATTAGGTACTACATATTATTGGTTGAGATTAGTAACTACAAGTACTATTACTACATCTCCTACAATATCAAAAGTCAAAATTGGTACAGATAGAACAGAGTTTAATGATGATGGATTTTATGAATCTTTTGGTAAAAGTAGATATTATACAAATTTAGGATTAGATAGGTTTGTTCAAATAACTCTTACAAGCTCTATATCTAATCATGATTTATATTTTTCAAAAACATTAGTTGTAGCAGGTAATCAAAATTCATTTTCTTCATCTAGTGATAGATATAAAGGTGGTGGTAAAAAATTACCTTTAAATATAGATACTTCTTGTCCACTGTATTTGACTATATATTATATGGTAGATGATGCTAGTGCTGGGAATATTGAGTTTAATCTACAATGGGGAACAAATAGTATTGGAGATGACATATATAAGACTTCTGCTTCTGCTCCTGTATTATCAATTAATCAAAGGTCTGTTAATGAAATTATATCTATTGGTGTTTCTGAAAATAATATTGTTAAAAGTTTTAGTTATCCTTTAGAAATACCTGAAGCATCTATATCTGGTTCAACAGGAGTTGTAGATATATTCTCATTAACTTATGGTAGAACAGGAACATCTATGGCAGATACATTTGCGGGTAATTTAATAGTATTATCAGTTGATATATTTTATGCTTCATGGAAAAAAGGTTCACACTTAGAAAATATGTAATTAACTATATATTATTAATACTTGGAATACATTTAATATTTAATATATTTGTAAATATAACTACACAACTATTACAATGAAAAAATTAGGAAAATTATTATTCACTAAAGATTATATAGAAAGATTATGGAATTTTATAAAGACTAATAATAATGAAAAATTTGGTCAAAAAGATACTATAATTGCTATTTTAAGATTAATAGATGGGTTATTTAAAAATTCAGAAGATTGGGATGCTATACGTATAAATCCTGATGGTGAATTAAAACCTATATCTATTAAAGATTTACCAGATATTGGTACATTAGATTCTTCAGATGTTTTAGAAATAATAGATATAACTACAGGATTACCCACTAAAGTTACTGCTCAAGAAATTGCTAATCTATATAATACAGATGCTACTACGACAGTCAAGGGATTACTAGAAGTAGCTACGTTAGCTGAAGTACAAGCAAATACTGCTATTGGTAGCACAGGGGCATCTTTAATTGCAACACCTGATGTATTAAATCAAGTATATCAAAAGAATACTTTAACAGAAGATTATATATGGGTTGGTAATGCAAGTAATGTGACAGAAGAACAATTATTAAGTAGTATTGTATACGAAGAAATAAGTTATGACGCATTAAAAGCATTAAAAGATGCAAACAACTTAGATGTATCTAAACGTTACTTAATAAATACATCATTAAAAAGAACGCACCTTAATACGAATGGGAATATTCTAATTAAACCTGTGTCGGTTAGTGAGTTAGATACAACAGCAAAATATTTCGCATTAGTTCCAGACTACCAAACCTTCCCTATATGGGAAGCAAGTACTAATGCAAATACTGTAATATGGAATGGTAAAACATTTAACTTTAACATAGGTAGTAAGAGTTCAGAACCCGAAACAAACTCAGATTGGACTGAAGTGCCTAATAGTATAACTGAAATTGATAATATTCTTTATGATTTTGATACTGATACTATTAGATATAGAGAGGATAAGAGAGGTAATCAGATGGATTGGGCTGGAATGATAGCTTTACAAAAGACATCTAACCAAAGTTTTACATTTACTACGGAAGATGGTTTTATAGATTTAGTTCAAGGCGAGCTTAGCGGTACTCCTATACAAAACAATAGTGTAATTAGTGGAGTTTTACCAACTAATAGCGTAAATAATAGGGCAATAGCAATGCAAAAAGATTTAGATGGCAATTGTTATGGTTTTGTTGTTGATAGTGCTACAGATGTGTTATATAGATTAGACTTTGGAAACTCTTTTAATAATATTCCCTCTAAAGTGTCTTTAGGAGTTTTAAGTAATTGTGAAAACGTTTTATTTATTAGCACTTTTTATAATGAAAAAAATTCAAAATGGTATTTATTATACCAAAATTCCGTATTTAATGATTCTTCAAGAAATACAATATCTATATATGAATTTAATACAGCTCTAGCGTCTTCTTTAACATTTGTAAAAAGTGTTACTTTGGATGATGGAACTGCAAATGGCGGCGGTGCTTATGGTATGACTGTTTTTGTAGAAAATAGTGAAATTAAAGTGTTTTTTGCTAATAAACATACATTAGGTGGAGATAGTTTTGATTTTTGTGTTTATAATTTTGGAGATTCAATTTTAAATATACATACTGAAGAAGTAAGAAACAGGGTTAGTTTTTCAATAGGATTCAATGGAAGAGAGCGTGCTTTTTCAACACTAATAAAAGAAAATGCAAAATATTATTTTTTCTATGCTACGGATACTGTCGGAGAAGAGTTAAATAGGCTAGATTTCGGAAACTCTTTATCAAATACACCATCAATTGTTAATCTATCAAGTTTTGGTACAGGTGCTACAATCGCTAATGTTACTTCAGTACAAGATAATGGAAAATTATATCTTTTTGTTGGAGATAACTTTACACCTTCTGTTATGCACAAAATAGAGTTAGAGAATGCAGAAGATTTATCCCCTACTATTACAAATTATTCATTAAGTTCCCTTGCCGCATTGATAGGTATTACATCTGTAAGAAGTCAAACAGAAACTTGGATTTTTTGGATAGATGCGAATGGTAATACTTTTAGTGGAAGCTCAAGTAGAGTGCAGTCTTTATATTTTTCAGAAACTCAATCATTAGAATCAAATGATTATTACTCATTAGATTATATTGATAACATTGAAAACTTCCAATGGGGTAATGATAAAGTAAATGATGTTAGAGTTAAACATGATTCTTTCTTAGAATTATTAAATTATAAAGGTATTATTAGAGATTCTAATATTGAATCCCGCAGCAAAATAATAAACTTAACATCTAACTCTAATACTGCGATACAATCCTGTGAAATATCAAATGGTAGTATAGAAAACACTGATTTAACTAATGGACAATTAGTAGCTTGTACCATTAAAAATTTCACTATAAATAATGAAACAATACCTGTATTAGTTGAAAATCAAAACTGTGTGCCTGGATTTTCTAACTTTTGGAGAACTTACGATATTACAGGATTATCTGTAATTGATTTGAGTAATCAACCCCATATTGGTAGAATTATACTCACATCCTCAAATGCAACAGAAACTATAACAGACATATTACAAGATGAAAATAGTAATCATGAGCTTACTATTGAGGTTGATGCAGGACTAACAGTAGATTTCGTACATTCTTCAAATCTAAGATTACCAAGTGCAACGAATATTTTGGTAATCGGTAATAATTATGAAATTATAAAATTTAGACAAAGCAATTTAGTTGCAGGGGAATGGTTGTTTATGTATACGAACAAAAAATTATTATAAGACGTACAATCAATTTGATTAATATTATGCCACAATTAAAAAAGAACTTAACTACAAAAGAAAAAGAAGATTTAAAAATAGCTATTAAAAAAGGGGCTATGGTATTTTCAGAAGGTTCTTATGTTAGGATAGAATATTTTAATGCTGAATTACCAATTAATATTAATTGGTTAATAGAACAAGAGGAATATAAACAAATTCAAAATACTTGGATTTAATTATAAAAATTATATAAGATGATAGAGAAAGTAAAAAAGAAATTTGAATATTTTATAGAATCTAAATTAGGGATATTTCTAATATTCCTAATAATGAATATATTATATCTTATATTCTTATTAAATACAAATAAAGATTTTACATTATATGATTTTGTAGGGTGGGTATTTTTTTATAGTATTTATACTTTACACAGAAAAGTTGGAGAATTAACACAATTACAAAAGTCAGATAAAAATTACACATCTAAATTTTTTGAAAATAAATTAATTCTGTTAAAAACGCATATAGAGGATAATATAGAAACAATAAAAAATTACACAAAAAGTAAATCAAATAATTTATCAAAAGATATAAATATTTTATCAGGACAATTAGATGCTGCGGGTAGATTATTTGATAGAAAAGAAAGTAAATTAAACAAAAAAGTAATTACTCTTGAATTTGAAATAAAGAGTTTGAAAAAAGAAATATCTAATTTAAAAAAGCAATTACAATGAAAAAGATAAAACAAGTTTTATATTATTTGACAGGTGGAGGGAAATTAGAAAACTTAAATGTTCCTATGATAGTAATAGGGATAATATGTTTAATTATAGATTTTATTATATCTCCTAGATTGTGGATTATAGAAGATTATAGTACATTCTTTTGGTTCTCTGTTGTTTTTATAGGAGCAGGTATATTGATGCAAGTAATAAAAGGATTTATTGGGAGTATAATAGGTAGGAAATGAGTATATTAGATAAATTAACATCTAGGTCATATAAGTTAGTGTCTACTATAAGTGTAATGATTATAGTATGCACTTTTGTAACTATATGGATTGGTATTATAGTTAATCCTAAAATAGTAGCTAATATAATACATACATTATTACCTATAACATCTATTATAGTTACAGGAATCTTTACATCTAATACTGATAGTAATGTAGAATCTAATGTATTACCTATTGTAGATGATACTATTTGTAATAAATGTGGTAAAAAAGTCTAATAAAACTGAATATTAGGTTTTAGCTTGTTAGTAATATAATAATGTGTATATTTGTGACATGAAAAGATTATTACTTATATTATTATTAGTTGTACTAGGAACATCTATTAAAGCACAGGATAACGTACAAGCTCTTGAAAACAATTTACAAACAGCTTATAGTACTTGTTTTAAAAGTGTATCTCCTAGAAAACTTAGAATTATTAAAAGAACTTTAGTTAGTTTAAAAAAGTTAGATAATACTTCTTTAAGACAGCAATTAAAAGCTAATTGGCAATTGGCTAAACAACGATATGCTGCTGTTAAAGATAGTATGGATTTAGCTGTTAAATTAGCTAGAATAGAAAAACGTAAAGTTCTTAGATTACAGGATGACAATATAAAACTTTCAAGAATACAAAAGAATCTTGAAACTAAATTAGCTAAGGAGAAACGTAAACTTAAAGCTGAAAAACGTAAATATGTTAGAACTTTAACTTGGTTAATTATCATATTAATAATTCTAGGACTTCTAATACTATATGTGTTGGGTAAAATAAAATTACCTTTTTAATTATAATAACTTAATAAAATAAAATTATGGCAAACGATTTAAAAGAATTATTGAATGGATTATCAGAGAAATCTAATGAAAATGATAATATAGAAGATACTGATAATGATTTAGATAATCCAGAAGTACAAGATGATGATTTAGATACCCCTGATGATTCTAGTACTGACGAGGATGAGCTAGAAAATTCAGAGGATGTTCCAGAAGATGATTTAGAGGATGATATTGAAGATGGTGAGGAAAAACCTAATTTGTTTAATGAACTTAATAAATTACTAGGTTTAGAATTAGAAGTAGAGGATATTGCTGATAATCAATCTGTTGAAGGTGTTGCTAAATATATTACTGATAAATATGGTAAATCTTTACAAGAGTCTATTTATACAAGTATTCAAAAAGAACATCCTGATATATATAATTTATTAGATATTGCATATAAAGGTGGAGATGTTTATAATACAATGTCTAATATAGTTAGTGCTTATAATGAAACAGGTGAAATAGATTTAAAAGAAAATGATGAAGTTTTATCTGAAAAGTTAGTAAGAGAGGAAATGCAAAGGGGTGGTTGGTTTACAGAAGATGAAATCAACGATAAGATAGGTAAAATGAAAGATGAAGGAGATTTATATGATAAGGCTAAGACTATTGCTGAAAAAAGAAATAATGAATTTACTGAAAAAAATCAATTAGCCATTCAAAAAGAGAAACAAAAATTGCAGTTAAAACAAGAAAGATTTGATAAAAATATTGATAGATTGCAAGAACATATTGATAAAGGTGTTGCTGGCAAATTAAAGATTCCTAATTCTGATAAAGATAAGTTTTTAAAATATATAGCTACAGGATTAGAAAATCAAAAAATTGTACCTAATGATAATGGAGATTTAGTAGTATTAACACCTCTTGACGAAAATGGTTTAGAATCTTTATTTTATGAATATAGAGGAGGTAATATATCAGACATTGTAGAAGCAAAAGCTGCTACAAGAAGTGTTCAAGATTATTTAAAACGTAATAAAGTATCTAAGGGTAAAAAGCGTAATACTAAACAGGGTAATTATGATAACCCTAGTACAATTATAGAATTGGCACAACAAATTGCAAATAGTAATAAAAGAAAAAAATAAATTAATTTAACTATACAACTAAAATTTAACTATTATAACTTATGAAAGATTTAATTAAGGATTTAAAAATCCTAGATACAGAAGTTAATAATTCATCAGAATTATCTGTTGGTGATTTTTATGGCACAGAATGGATGAAGCCTGAATTACTTACACAAACCACTACTCATTTATTTGGTAATCAGTTTGAAGGTGAATTACTATTACACCAAATGACTATCGGAGAAGCTCTTACTAATGGTAGAGAAACTTCTAGGTCAGCTAAAAAGATGAACACTATGGATTACGAATGGTTAATCATGGGTCATGTTCATAGAATGGATAGTATTAGTAGTACTACATATCAACCAGGTGATAAAGTAGGACAAGATTATCAGACATTTGAATTAATTTTTGAAACTGATACATTTAAAAAAGGTTATACTATTGAATCCGAGAATGAAGTACGTGTACGTATTCAAACAAGTGCTATTCCTGTATCTGCTGGATATAAATATACTTGTCAATTAGATTCTAATAAATCATCATATTTCTTACCAGAAGATGATTGGGCAGTTGGAACTAAATGGGCAATGATGTGGAGTAGTCATAGTGAAGATAAATCAGAAGCACCAGGTTCAGGACACAGAGTATTACCTGGTAAAGCTACTAATCAGATTAATGTATTAAGAGCTTCACGTAATTGGAGAGGTAATGTAGCTAATAAGCAACTTACTGTATCTGTACCAGCAGGTAATAATAAGACATCTAATTATTTAATTGATCAAGACCAATGGATGTTTGAACTTGATTGGATGAGAAGTAAAGAAACAATCATGTGGTATGGTGAGTATAATAAAGATGAAAATGGTAGAATCCATTTAACAGAAGCTAATAGTTCTGGTGTTATTCGTCAAGGTGCAGGGGTATTACAACAAATTCCTAATAAGTTTGAATATACAAGATTAACTTATGATTATCTTAATTCAATTATTATGGATGTATTCTTTGCTAATCCTGAAACTAACGGCAAGACTGTAAAATTAATTACAGGTCAAGGTGGTATGGAAGAATTTGATAGAGCTATGAAAGATTATTTAACATCTAATGTTGCAGGTTGGAATACAACTAATGATAAAATGTTATCTAATGCTAAGGATAATTCTAATAATATGGAAATGGCTGTTGGTGGATATATTACTAAAGTATATTTCATTGGGGGTTATAGTGTAGAGGTAATTCATAATAGATTATTTGACCACGGTTTAAGAGCTATTAAATCGCCTAGACATCCTAGAACTAACTTACCTTTAGAATCATACAGAATGGTATTCTTAGATGATGTATCTATGGATGGTGAAACTAACCTTCAGTATGTATATGAAAAAGGTAGAGAAGTAATTGATAAAAATCAACCAGGTATGGCATCTTATCCCTCAGATATTCAAGTAGCTAATAATAATATTACTACTACTGATAAGGATGTTAGTGCTGCACACAGAATTGGTACTTGTGGTATTACTATGCGTAGACCAAATACAAGTTTACATGGTATTATAAAACTATCATAATTCGCATAATTTTATTAAGTTTAAATAAGAACTACCATTTTGGTAGTTTTTATTTGGCTTAATTATAGAGTTTTTATATATTTGTAACAAAACTTAATATACATTATGGCTAAACAGACAAAAAGTACTACTAAAAGTACTAAAAAAGAAGAAAATGTTGAAACACAACATTTAAAAATATATACGGGAATTTTTAAAGATGAACCTTTGGGAAGTAATAAGATTCAAATATTTCCTGTAACTACCCCTTATCAGTATTATATGAATAAATATAATAATGAAAAAGGTAATAAAGATAAAGTAGCTCCTCAATATCAAAACATGGTTACTTCATTTACTGTATCATTAGATAAGAGAACAGGTAAACCTAAAACAGGCTTGGAGATTGGTGAGAAAGTTTACCTGTTTCAAAAACTGTTAGGGATTAATGATTATGGTGATAATAAGGGGTATTTTAATGAACAAATAGATGAATGGTATTATAACGTTAATGTTAGAGTATCTAGTACAGGTGGTATTGAATTAGAGATTGGTTTTAAAGAAATAGAATTTGAAACAACTGTTGATAGAGATGGTAAAATAATAACTGAAAAATCTTATAAAAAAGAACCTATTAATTTCAAAGACTATATTATTTATAGGTTTATTAAAGAAAAAAAGAATGTTGCTAAGGATATGACTTTAATAAATATAAAGCATGAATATTATGTTCATAATGAAGATAGTATGACTGATAAAAGAATTGAAGAAATTAAACTTAGACGTAAAGCTAATGAACAATATTTAGCATTAGAAAAAGAAGATTATCCTTTATATATCCACTTATTTAAAGATAAAGGTGTTGCCGCATTGAAAACAGATAATGTAACAGAATTATGTTTAGATGAAGGTGCAACATTAATGAAAATGGATGATTTAGTTAAATCATACCCTGAAGTATTTTTAAGTATTCATGAAGATAATAATAAAAAGAATAAGTTAAAACTATTCAAATATGTATTAGCAGGATGCTTAGATAAAACAGGTGAGAAATATTATCATGGGGAAACTACAATAGGTGATGAATTAGCAGCTTTACGTTGGATGAGTAATCCTGTAAATAAGCAATTTTTAATATCATTTAATAAACAAGTATCTCAATATGAAACATCTATTCAAGACCAATATCATAAGAAGGTACAAGATTTATATAATCCTAATAGTAATAGAATTAACTTAGACTAATAGTATTTAAACTTAATAAAATTATAGAATTATGAAAGATAAAAAGAATAAGGATTTAGCAATGGAAAATGCTAATAGGGTTAGATTTGTAGAATTAATAAAAGACTATGGAGAAACTACATATCTTGATATGTATGATACCTATAAGGATGTCCAGAAGATTATGGAAGATTCTGGTGAACCCTTGTATAAGTATTTACCTGATGGTTGGGCAAAAGTAGATGGTAAGACTGTTGCAATAGTTGAGGGATTACCTGTAATGGCTACATTAGAAAATGATAACATTTTAGTTACATCAGGTTATTTTGAAATATATGTTCCTAATACAGATATTATAGCATCTGCATTTATTAGTGAAGGTAAGGGAACATTTGTTCAAGAAGTTGGTCATACTGTTGTAGGGTCATCAGGAGATAGATTTGAAATAGGTCAGAGAGTTATATTAGATGCTAGATATTATCAGAATTATAGAGGATTTATGCACAATGGAGTTAGATTCTTTTTAATAAGACCTGTTGATGTAATAGCTACCCTAGAAGGTGATTGTCAAGATATTACAGATAAATTACATTTACATCATAAAACTCTTGAAGATTTGGAAGATAGAAGAAATAGTATTAAATAACTTTATACTAAGTTTTCTTGGTCACAATTATTATAGTTTATATCTTTGGGTATAAACTATTTTATTTAACTATTATAACAAAAAAATATTAGATTATGTTAAAAGAAACAAAAAATAGAGTTTGGAAAAGAAATATTAACAGAGCTTTTATTACTGCTGCTACAGCATTAGCTTCTGGTGATACTACCCAAACTATGAGCGATAAAGAAGTACAATTCTTTACATACAATAGCTCTAACCGTAGATGGGAAAGCACTACTTCCGCTATTTCAACAGGTACACCATTTTTTATTGGACAAAGAGTTGATAGTGAAGATGGTAATCATTTTATGTACCGTAGTCATGAAATTGATATTGCTGAATATGATGTTAATAAGCAAGAATATGTAGCACCTGTTAAGCAGGTAAGTTATATTGGTTATGATGATGTTAATGCAACAGGTTCATTAGGTATTACTACTTTAACAAAAAATGATTCTTTTGTAGTTAATATTAAGAACCTTACAGAATTGACTTATCCTGCTGATGGATTTACATTTCAATATGTTGCTACATCAGCAGATGTAACTGCTGCATCTTCTACAAGTGAAGATTTTGTTATTGCACAAAAATTAGCAAGTAAAATTTCAAATGATGACAATGCTGCATATCATAGCTATAATCAGGTAAGAAGATATATTGCTACTGTATCATCTAATGCTACAGGTTCTGCATTTTCTGCATCAGCTACTGTTGCTGCTGTAAAAGGTGCTACAACATTGACTACTTCTGCTGCTCACGGAGTTGGTGTAGGAGATTATGTATCACTTGGTGGAGATGTTTACCAAGCTGTAACAGGAACTACAGGTACTACTCTAGTATTAGACCAACCTTACAGAGGTGAAACTGCTACTATTGCTAACGCTGATACTGTTGATGCTGGTGCTACTGTACCTAGTGAAGTTGGTATTAAAATTACTACTGCTGATGTAAATGTTGAAGAAATATTTAGTACATCTACAAGAGATGATTTAGATGTTGCAACTGTATCTGATGCTGTTGTAGGTAGAGTAACTGAAGCAGGTTCTTATAAGCAAGTTAAAGGTTATGAAGAATTTAATTCTATTAATTTAGGATATACTTCTAAAAATACTATGCACAAAGATAGTTACCCACAAGCACCTGAATTATCAGAGATTGGGGCATTTTATAGTGTATATACTTTAACTAGAAAAACAACAGGTATTAATAAAAAAGATTGGGATGAAGTTCCTGAAGAATTTGTTATTTGTTGTAAGCAGACAAACGCAACTACTCCTAGTGCATTAAATGCTGCAATTGATACAGTTTTAGGACTATAAGTTTTTCATAAATATAGTAAGTATAATTATGCTTACTATATTTTATTTTAATATTGCGAGATAGAGCAGTCAGGTAGCTCGTCAGACTCATAATCTGGAGGTCGGAGGTTCAAATCCTTCTCTCGCTTCTAAACTTCACATCTTATGTTAGTACAAGAATTACATATTAGATTTCTACAAGGGTTAAATAAAATAGCTTCTTATCAAGATGTTACTTTTACAGAAGATGAGATAGATATGTATTTAACAAGAGGTCAATTAGGGGTTATAGAATCTCAATGGAAATTACATGGTAATAAGATAGATAAGAATAGTGAAGATTTTTCTAATATTCTTACTAAAAATAGAGTGTTAGATTGTTATGTTATTAAAGAACCTCATCATTTATTTGAACCTCACGTAAACACTTTTTATTTTCAACTACCTGGTAATCATTTATATACAGTAAACGTTAAACCTGATATTGATGCTGGAAATAAATGTAATCCTTTATCAGGTAATAATATAACAGATTCAAATGTAGATAAATTTATATCTATTGTACCAATGAATAAAGATATGTTTGCTACATTAAATAGTTATACTATTAAGATTAACTATGACCAATCAGGTACTCCTATAACATTATTTGATTCATCAGATTATAATTGGACTATTGAAAGTTGGAATGATGCTTACCATGTAGTTAATCATATACTTGATTTCTTAAATAGAGAAAATAGATTAGATATTACTACTGCATCAGCTATACGTAATAATCCTGCTGATACATTCTTATTAGATGAATTTCTAAACTTAGAAGTATATTGGGAAAGATTTGATGATTTATATTACCCTAATAGTTTTATATTTGTATCAGATGATGAAACTTATGCAAGTGGTAAGTTTATGGAATTAGAAATTAATTCAGGAGGTGCTTCATATAGTGTTACACCTACTGATTCTAATTATTATATTATAAATGATTATAGAAGTAGGGGTATATTTAATGCTGTTCAATATACTACTAGAAATGTAAATTTAGCAAATATTCCTTTTGAAGGTACAGGTATAGGTAGAAATATTGATATAAAAAAGACTTATGAATATATAGATTCTCCAATAGATAAGCCTAGTAAAGATAGACCTTTATATAATAGGACTAATAATAATATTATACTATATGTTGCAGATAATGTATCTATCAACAAGGTTTACCTAGATTATATAAGAATACCTAGACCTATAAATTTAAGGTCTGGGTGGAACTCGGAACTCAATGAAGCCTTACATCAGAATATAGTAGATAGAGCAGTAGATATTGCAGCATTAGAAATGCAATATCAAGATATGCAAGCTAAGGCTATTAGTACTCAATTAGAACCATAAAATTAAACAATAATGGCAAATATTACAATAAATACATTTGTTCATACAATAACTAAAGACACAGCCTCTAAATATACTATTATTACTCCTGCTGATTTAACGGGTACAACTACTCCAACTATAACAGCTAAATTAGTAAATTTAGATTTAACAGTAACATCTAGTACTACCTATGTTAATGTAGATACTTCTACAAGTTATGAGTTTGAACTAGATGAAGGGTTATATCTTATAGAATTTACAGGTTATCATGCTAGTAATGTATATTATATACTTGTTGGTTCTTATCAATCTTTATTAAATTGTATGTTAAAGATTACTAAGAATTTAATAGAGAATAATTTATGTAATGATTGTTATAAATGTTATGATAAAGATAAAGTAATATTATTTACAGTTCTTAATTATATGGTTAAGTTAGACCATTATTGGACAGATGTTCAGACAGAATCTGCTGTAATTACTACTATTGATGAGATAGCAGCATATAGTGAAGATTCTTCTAATTTAGTAAAATTAGTATCACGTATTGCGACATATTGTGATGATTGTTATAAACCTTGTGGATGTTAAAAATATGGAATTATTAATAGAAAATAATGAAGCTCCTATATTAACAGAACATTTTAATAAAACATTTTGGGATGTTATAGATATGGATGTTTTATTTAATAAATTTTGGTCATTAGAAGAGATTACTGCAAAAGACCCTTTATGGGTTAGAACTTTTGATTTAGAATTATTAAAATGGGCATTTTTTGCCTTTATGGAATTAGGTGGTAAAATTACAGAAGTTCCTACTTGTAGTGATTTCTTTGCAGTAGATTTTAGTAAGTATATAGAGGAATATGGGTTTAATTATACAGATAAATATGATTTAAAAGATGACAATTAAAGAAATAGAATATGAGATTATAAACATTTTAGGCAGAGATACTGATGAATCTATTATTAATACAATAGGTAAATTGGTTGTTCAAGAAAGGGCTAGGATGTTGAAGCAGCGTATTAAGAAGGGGGATGACCCTTCTAAGTATGAATCATCTATTACATTTGAATTAGAATCTTCTACATTAGCTAATGAATGTAATTTACCTATATGTGCTGCATTAAAGACTAAATTACAAATACCAACAGCTATTAATATAGAGGGAATGCCTCAATATAAAGTATCTACTGTAGATTTACTTAATTGGATAGGTTATATTAATCCACAAGAGATACCATTTTTTAAGCACAGTAAATGGACATCTAAAGATTTAAGGTGGACATTAATTAATGATTATGTATATATATTGAATAATCAATTATTAACTAAAATAAATATTGTAGCGGTATATGATGACCCATTATCTCTTGAAGAATATGATTGTTCTGATTGTAAACCTGATAAGTTACATGTTTCAGATGATATGGCATCACAAATTATTAGTAATATTTATAGATTACTAACACCATTACAACCACAAACACAACATGCTGAAATTGATGAAGATTTAAGGTAATAAATAATAGATAAAATTATGGGAAATAAAAGTGTTACTTTTACTGATATTTATAAATGGTATAAAAATAAAGCTAAAAAAAATAAGGTAAAAGATATTATGCAATATAATCTATTTAGATTAATTGCTGAAAGAATGATGAAAAAAGCATTAGATAAAATCATTTATCAAGGTAAATCATTTTCATTAGGTAGAACTGTTGGGTCTATTAATGTAATTAATTGTGAAAAGGTATTTTCTTTAAATGATGAAAATAAAGTTAAAAATGCTAAGGTTAATTGGGGAAAATCTAATGAGATTAAAAGGAGTATTATAGCTAGAGGAGGAACTCCTTATAATAAAAAAACAGCACCTGATGGTGAGAAGTGGTTAGTATTATATGATAATAATAGGTTTTTAAGATTTAATTGGGATAAGGGGGAATTTGGTAGAATGTGGCATAACTTTAAACCTACTAATAATAATACTCCTGATAAACTTGGTGCTAAGGGTTTATTAGTTAAAGCTAATAATGCTAATTCTAATTTAATACATAAATATAAAAAGATTAATAGAAGGAAGAATTTTGTACGTTAAATATAGATAACAATGATAGAACGTTATACATCAGTTAAGACTGTAATATTTAAAATTATTACAGATATAGGTAAAGATGCAAACTATGACATTTCTGCTATGAAAGGTTGGATAGCTGAAGTTATGGAAAAGATTAATTGTGAACCTACATTAATAAGAGGTAATATTAGTTTAAATGTGTCTGACCATACAGCATATATTCCATGTCCTGTATATAGAACTATTGCAGTAACTCACAAAGGTTGTAGGTTACGTTATGGTGCTGATGTACGTAATCATAATTCTAATAGACGCTGGGGTATTTCAGAAGATACTAGGGATTCACAGGAAAGTACAGCAACAACTTGGACTGACAGGCTTTATATAAATAGAACTATTAAATTTGATGAAGATGGTAATCAAATATCTACAAGTTTGGTAGATAATAGAGATACAGGATTAACATTACAACGTGTTCAACCTAGCACTACTATATCAGAATATTATTATATAGATGGAGATGCTTATAAGTTCTCATTTGAAGAAGGAATTGTTGAAATAGATTTTATGACTTGGTATTTAGATTGTGATAATTTTCCAATGATACCTGATTCAGCACATCTTAGAGATGCTATGTATTATTATGTATTACAAAAGATGGTAGGTAGGGGTTACGAACATCCGGTATTTAGAGGTGGTCAAGGATTTATGTTATTAAAACAATTATATGAGGAAGCTGTATTGGCTGCTAGGGTAGCTATATCATTTCCATCATCAGACCAAATTAGAAGTTTCTCATCAGAGTTTGTTAAACTCATACCTGATTGGAATATTGAAGATTTTTATAGACATAATGCAGAAAGTATTTATACAGAAAGAAGTATTACTAGAACACAACAAGAATGGTAAAAGGTATTCAACAAGATAGGAGTCCTCATAGAAGGCAAGAAGGTGAAGTAAACTTTGCTAAAAATATAGTATTATCTGAATCATTAGATGAAGCGTCTAATGAATTAGGTAATAATCTTATATCTACTGTAACAGGTACTATTATAGGAGTAGTACCTCTAGGACAATATAGTATAATCTTTACTACTACTCCTAGTATCTACTTGCAGAAACCTGATTTAACTGTAACACAAATTACAGACGTAGGTGGTATAATAGCTTCATTAAACTTTAATGCTGATTATCCTGTGGTAGGTAAATCTGAATTTAATAATGATAATGAAATTATTGTAGCATTTACAGATGATTTTAATACACCTAAGGTTATAAATATTGGTACTCCTACGTCTAATATAGTTACTAATGCTGATGACCCTAATGATATAGAGATGTTTCCTAGTAGTAATATAGCTAATATTACAACAGGTATATCAAAAGAAGGTTTGTTACGTAGTGGTACATATTATATTACATATAGTTATGCAACTATTGATACAGAAACATCTGAATATAATGTTAGTAATCCTATTTATATAGTATCAGGAGATTTTGCAGCACCTGGTTTAAGTGGTGAACAATATGAGGGTGATGCAGGTAATCAAATTACTGATAAAGCTATAACTGCTACATTTACTAATTTAGATACTCGTTATGATTTTATTAAAGTAGGAGTATTATTTAATGGTGGTACAGGATTATTAGCTTATAAATCAGATTTAATATCTTATAATAGTAGTACTAAATCTATATTAATTACATCTCTTAATAACTATAATAATACCACAGTTGAAGATTTATTAGTTCCTGAAATCAGATATAATAAAGTTAAATCATTAGCTCTTTTAAATGATAGATTATATGGAGCTAATTTAGAACAAAAAGACACATTAGATTATCAACAATTTGCTAATAATATATCAATAGGTTGGACAATTGTAGATTATAGGTCAATAAATTTTCCATCAAATACATCTTCTGCTGAAGAAATGAATGCTTTACAAGAGTTTAATGGGTTTATGGCAGGAGAGGTATATTCATTTTATATTAGATTCTGGTACAATGATGGTACATATTCAAGAGCTTTTCATATACCTGGTAGAACTCCTACTGCATCAGATACTACGGTATTAACACAAGCTCAATCAGGTGGATGGTCTAATAAAAAAAGATTTCAAGTACAAGATACTGTTACAGGTGTTACAGGTGGTGATATGGGATATTGGGAAAATAGTAATGAACAATATCCCCCAGGCTTTCCTAGTTTAGCAGGAAATAATGTTAGACATCATAGGTTTCCTTCACAGAGATACCTATATGATAATCTTAGACCTACTAATTCTGATATATACAAAATTGAATTACCAATATTAGGAATAAATGTAACTAATGTAACTAACATCCCTTCTGATGTTAGGTATTGGGAAATATTATATAGTAAGAGAGATAGTAGTAATAGCACTGTATATGGTATGGGGTTAGGTAATATGGTAGCAACGCCTGGTACATCTGGTGGTTATGATGTATCTGAATTATGGACTACGGGAGGTAATTGGAATATTGATTATAATGGTACACCTACTCCTGCATTATCAGGTAATGAAGATAGGTTTATAGTTGATGAAGCTATATCAGGTGCCAATAATCATGAATATTTAAGATTTAACTCTTTTGATACTAGATATGGATTACCTGGATTAATAGAACCTTATATAGAAGGTGTTTGTAAGTATGAAACAACAGCAACTGTTGAAGAAGGTTCTACAGGAACTGTTGATAGAAAAACTGTTGAATATAGTCCTGTTCAATCATTATTAAACTCTAGTTCTGCTATAACAGATTCACAAAAAAATAGAAGGATTGATAATTATCAATACATGTCTACTAATAGTAATTCAGATGTAGGTTTTGCAACATTTAGAAATGAATCTTCTGAATCTACATTATATTTACAAGTATATAATGATGGTGTATATACAGAAGATTTTGAATTTCAAGATACTATGGTATATCCTAGCGTAGGTACAAATGATGCTACTAATGCTAGTATTAATGTTCCAAATCATTTATGCGTATTAAAATCTGCTAGGGAAGATTGTTATTCTACTTATGATTCTCAAACACTTGTAAGTACAGGATATTATAATTCAGGTTCATCAGGTACAGATATATTAGGTGGAGATTGTTATCAAGGACAATATAATTATATAACATATTCTAAGAATTATCCTTCTCAAACTACACAAGATAGCGGGTCATTAGGAGGGTTAAGAAATGTAATATCTCATTGTGCTGAAAGTAATTATAATTTACAATTGCGTTATGAATTAGGTGGAGATTTGGGTAGTAGATATTTTCCCAAACAATCACTAGATACATTATTTGGTGATTATGATTCACAAATATATACATATTATGATTGGACAGTAGAACCTAATAATATAGGTTATAATACATTCTGGAATCTTTTAAATGATTTAAAACAGAGTTTCATATATAATCCTATATCAGATTTCAATGAAGTATCTTTACCATATAAAGTAATAAGAAGTTTAGAACAAATACCTGAATCTCCCTTAATTAATTGGAAAAAGTGGTTATCCGCTGATTCTTATGAACAGACTGCTAGAAATAGGGGAGAGATTATCAACATACAAGAATATTTCCCTAATTTATTAATACACCAAGAGAGGGGATTATTTATAACTAAAGATAGAACTGAATTACCTACAAGTGCTGGTAAAGTAGAATTAGGAGCAGGAGATATATTTGCAATACCACCAACAGAAATAATTACTACACAAAATGGATATGCTGGCACACAAGACCAATTAGGTTGTTTATTGAGCAAAGGGATATATGTATTTCCTGATTCACAACAAGGTAAATGGTTTATGTATGCTGGTAGTAATAATTTAAAAGAAATATCAGGTAATGGTTTGCGTAATTATATGAAGAAATATTTACCACATTATGAAACTGATATATCTGTTGCAACTGTAAATGTTACTGCTACATACAACAGTGTACTAGGAATTACTACGATACCCAAAAGAAGTATATCTTATATAGATGGTATAAGATGTGTTGTTAATTATATACCTCCTGTGGGTTGGGTATCAGATTATGACAATGAATATTATTATATATCAGGAGATTCTTCTGGAACAACAAGTGTTACATCTGTTACTAGGTGTAATAAGCGTATTGTAAATAATATTGATTTAGATAATCCTTTTACATCTAATGGATATAGTGTTGCTTATGATGAGTACAATAATAGAATTATATTAGCTAAAACCTATGATAGTGTTAATCATACATATATAGATGATGATATAAAAATACGAGGAGTATATAGATTGGCAGATACAAGTTTTATTAATAGTCTTATAGTAGGGGATATAGTATTAGATGAATCAGATAATGCTATTAAAGAAGTTACTTCTGTATCTCCAATAGTATTAACAGAGTATAACAGTGGAGGTTTTATATGTTCATATTATCCTGATAGAGATATGATAGTATCTTTCCATGACTACAATGGTAAGTATTTTTATGATAATTATAATATAGAGTCTAACTTATTTGCAATAGAAGATAGTAAAATATATTTGCATAATAGAGGAAAATATAATACTTTTGGAGATATAACTTATGATAGTATTATAGATTATGTATTTTATAATCCTGAAAAGTTACAATGGAGAGAGATATTTTGGAATACACAAGTTATAGATGAGAATGGTATTCCACAATATGATGATACTTTTAAAACTATGAGAGTGTGGTGTGAGAAATTTACTACACCAACAGTTCAATTAAATCCTAGATTAACTATTAAGTTAGATTATACTCTTACATTACGTAGAACTATGGATGAATGGCATTGTAATATTATTAGAGAAGATACTAAGAATACCTTGTGGAATAAAGATTTTAATAGACCTCCAATAGATGATTTTAGATTAGACGAGGGTGTTCTAGGAGATAAAAAGTTTTATAAAAGACAAAGGTTTAATACAGATTGGATAGTTGTTAGACTTACATATAAAGATGCTGATAAGCAAATTATAGTACATAATGTTAAGCCTAATGTTAAACCTACACAAAGATAGATTAAAATATATTGATTATGAAAAATAGATTAAAGAAATATTTAGCAGGTGGAGCAATTACAGCAGGTGCTGGTGCATTAAGTGGTTTATTAAGTAAAGGTGGAGAAGAAGGTTCTTTTGACCCTTCATCATTAGTCATGGGTGGTACAGGAGCTGCTATTAGTTTTATACAGGCTATGAAAGAAAAAGAAGAGATGAAAAAACAAGCTAAGTTAGCTAATGAAGCTAATTTAGTAGGTATGAATAATCAAGCATATATGAATCAGAATCTTAATAGTAATCCATTAGGTATGAAATATGGTGGTAAACTTAAAAAGTTTATGATGGGTGGTAATGCTATGAATGCTAATATTACAGAAGGTGGTATGGTAGACCCTACTAGCTCACAAGGAGGTATGGCTGTTGGTAGAAGTCATGAGATGGGTGGTATTAAAGCAGATACTGATATGGATGGTCAAGAGGATGTAGAAATAGAAGGTAATGAATTTGTTAGAGAAAATCCTTCAACGGGTGATACTGAAATATCATCTGCTGCATTAATTATGCCATCAGGTAATACAATAGCTAGTGCTACTGAAAGGATAGAAAAGATGAGAGCTAGGTATGAAAAGAAGCCTTCTAATATGATTAGTAAATATGGTCATAATCTTGATAAAGTATTTAATAAAGCACAAGATGCTATTAGTCAATATCAAGAGATGATTAAACCACAACCTCCTGCACCATTGCCTGAAGGTAATGTTACTGACCCATCTATGAGGGAAGGTAATCCTATGGAAGGCAGTCCTGCACAAGAAGCTGCAACAGATGTTGTAGAGTCAGGTGTAGCTAGATATGGTGGTAAATTACAGAAAATGAGATTAGGTGGTAAACCATTACCTCCTAAAATTATGGAAACAATTAAAAATTTAAACCGTGAAGATGTAGAAAAAATATTTCCCAAGTTTTATAATTATGATAAAAAAAGAAATTTAGATAATATAGATATTGCTGATTTAACTAGAAAACCTGCAACAAAACCAGGATTACCTGAAGATTTAGAAATGGTGGATACTCCTGCTTTAAAAAAGCGTAACGGTTTAAGAAATATATTAGGTAGAATTAAAAAAGGTGCTAAGGAAACAATTGGTGAAGATAATAATGTATTAAGAGATTTAACATTAAATGCTGATACATTGGGGTATTTCTTTAATAGAAATACAGGAGATGTACCAGAACTTAATACTTCTCAATTAATGAATTATGAAAAAGCAAAAGAGTTTACACAACCTATTGAACAAAATTATAATACTGCTAGGAAAGCGTTAAATAGACGTAGAGGTAGTAATGCTTCTGATTTAGCAACACTTACTTCTAGTAAATTACAAGATTTAACTAAGGAGAAATTTAGAGCAGATAGTCAAACACAACAAAATAGATTAAATGCTGCTATGCAGAATCAACAAATAGGTACACAGAATAATGCTATTAGGTATCAAAATGCTTCTGAACAATTTTTATTTGATAAAGATAAAAAGACTCAAAGACAAGATTTTCTTAAACATTTAAGTTTAAGAGGTCAAACTAACTTAAGAGATGAAAATGCTGCTAATTTATCTAGGGAACAATTAGACATGATTAAAAAGTATTTTAATGATGGTACAGTAGATGTTACAGATATTGATAACCCTAATGTGCAAACTAATAAATATGGTGGTACTATTACTAAGAATAAAAGAAAGAAATTAAATAAGTTGTTAAGAAACTATAAAATGGGAGGAGTATTACCTAATATGAAATCTCCTATTGGTAATAAATTAAAGTATAATTATCCATTTGTTACTAACAGTATTTAAAATTTAGATTATGGCAAAGAAAGATAAAAATATAAGTATGTCTGACCAACAGTTGCAGTTGGCAGAACAAAAAGCTTTACAAGCTGAAAATGATGTAAAAGTTGCACAGACAGGTATATTCCAATCTGTTACTCCACCTAAACAGTATTTCCAAGATTCCCCAGGAGTACAGAGTTCTCCTATGGGTTCTAGGTTTTCTAGTAGTCTATCGTATGCTCCTACATTATCTCAATATATGGGAGATACTGTTAATGTAGAAAAAGCTATTATGAATTTAGAACAACAATATGATGCAGCACAACAAGCCATAGGAGATGCTGTAAATATTGGTAAAGTATTAAATCCTGATGTAATACATAAAAAAGAACGTTTAGATTTTTATAATGGAGAAATAGATAAAATTGCTGAAAATGAAGAACTTACTAATAGGCAGAAATATATAGCTATTGATAAGTTACATAAGAATTTTAAATCTGATGAGAAGATATTGTCAATGTATAATAATAGACGTACTAGGGCAGAATATCATGGTATGATAGATGAGATGGTAAAAAAAGGTGGTAAAGATGGTGGGTTAGATTCTTATACTGCTGAAAATTTAAAAAGGATTTATGACCAACAATATGCTAAACAGGAAGGTGTAGGTGCTGATGGTAATGATTTAGGTGCTTATGGTATGTATGACCATAATACTCCTGCTGCTTATGTAGATATGACAGAAAAAGTTAATGATGCTGTTAAGAATTGGGCATCTGACCAAAAAGAAATAGCTTCTGCATCAGCTTCTTCAACAGGAAATGGATATATTGTTACATATAAAGGTTCTGATAGAACAGAATATATACCTTTTGCAGAAGTATATAATAGGATTAAACCTATGTTAGAAAATGACCCTATGGTCAAAGCCTTTTTAAATCAAGAAGGTTTTATAGTATCTAGGAATGCAGACATAAAAAGTTATAGAGAAAACTTAAATAATTTAGCAAATACTGATAAAATAGATAAAGATGAAACAGACGAACAAGCATCTTTAAGAAAGGCAAAAGCTAAAGCTAGATTAGACATGTCAGATAAAGAATTACGTAGAGAAATATCTAGGGATGTGGTTGAACAACAAATATATGATAGTGCTAATTTGGGTGCTGAAAAAACATCATTTAAAAAGACTTGGCAAGATAGAGATGCAAATCGTACTGCTGACTCTATTTGGATTTATAGAGCTAAACTTGCTAGGGAAAGAGAGAAAAATAGACCTAGAAATCCTACATCTACTGCAACAGTTGGTAGAAAAACAGGTGCTGGTAATAGATTACAAAATCTTAAAATTGGTAAAGATGGTAGAATTATTCAACAAGGTAGTGACAGTAATAATTTTAAAAGAAATGTATTAAAAATAGCTAGAGGAAAACAACATCCATTATTAAATACTCCTGAATATCATACTAAAAATCTTTATGAAACAAATGCTTTATTAAAAAATCCTAATGTTAATAAGTTTTTTGAATTTATGGATTCTGGAGATATAGAAAATGCAAAAAAAATATTATTACAAGATGAAAGTTTTGATAAAACTGATGTTAATGAAATGGTATCTTCATATAATGCACATAAACAATCTTCTGAACTTATGACTAATATATTTGGTGTTGCTACTACAACAAAAAAAGACCCTAATGAGCAAATAAATACTATGTATGAAAAATGGGGTGGACTTGATTTTAAATATGATGCTACACCTGCTGAAAAATTAGCCTATGTTCAAGAAATAGATAAAAAGAATAATGAGAGAGCTACTTGGCAATTAAGTGGAGGTTCTGCATTTGATGAAAAACTTAGAAAGAACTTTGGTAACTTTGCTAAAATAGCAGCTATGGGAGAAGTATTTTATAATGGAAATAGATTAACTATTCAACAATTTGAAAATAAATTAAAAGAAGATTATCCTACTACTTATGGTAAAGCAGATGACCCTATTGCAGCATGGCAAAAAGATATATCTACAAAAGGTGGTTTTGGATTAGGTGTTCAAAACTATTTAGAATCAAATGGTAAGTTCTCTCAAAATGTAGGAACTATAACAGTCAGTCTTGGAGGTAATGAAGTAGCATTATATGCAGAAGATGGTATTAATCAAACATTCTCTCCAATAGCTAAGGTTCAACAAGATGTATTATATAATGTAGATGATGATATTAGAGAAACAAAAGGACAACCTATTGGTAGTACGGGTAAATATCTACATGGAAAAGTACAATATGTAGATGGTGATGCACAACTATTATATACTATATCTGACCATGAAAATAGACGGGCTGCATTTAATCAAGATACAGGTTTTGTACCTGAAGCTACTGTTGGAACGATATTACTTAACAAGTATGTTCATGGTGATACTCAAATGGAACTGAACTTAAATACTACTAAAGAAGTAGTTTCTGAAAATATATTAAAATAATAAAACATAATAAAATATGCCTGACCCTATAAAAAAGGAATATAATCCATCATCAGATGCTTTAGATAGAGCTATAAATACTACATTGGGTGGTGGTGCAGCAGATTATACAATAAATACAGAATATAATCATGGTAAATCTACATATTATGAAGATACAGGATTATGGAAACACGCTTATGATGACCCTACACGTAGTGTATTTAATGATAGAGCTGATATAGATGCTGCAAGAGCTAGAAATCAAGGATTTTTTAGTGAGTTATTAACTGTTGGTGCTAATTTAATAGCAGATATACCTATGGGTATAGTGCAAAATGTGGGTCATATAGGAGCAGGTATAGGTGGTGGTGTTGGTGAGTTATTAGGTGTTGTAGACCCTGGTACTACAATGGAGATGCAGAAAGATATTCAAGAAACTTTTGAAGCTGTGCATAATCCTTTTGGTAAATTACATAGAGCTAATCCTAATGCTACATGGGATTTAGGAGATAGTGCTTGGTATATGCAACAATTTTCAGGATTACTTGAGAGTATCGGAGAATTTGCTGTAACAGGTGCAGGAGTTGGTAAATTATTAGGTTCAGGGTTTAGAGCTATGGGTCAAGCATACGCTAATTCTAAAAAAATAGCTAATTTAATGCAAGCTAATAAAGTTGGCAAAGGTATTAATTATGCTATTATGAAAGCTCCTAATCAATTAGCACCACATGTAGCAACATCTGCAGCATTGTCTTATACAGAAGGTGTAATGGGTGGTGTAGCAGCAGCAGACCAAGTAGAGAAGTATTGGAAAGATTCTAAAAATAGAGATAAGTTACAGAAATTAAGTAAAAAGAGAGGTTTAACAGAAGAAGAATTTATTAAAGAGCAACGTATTAATGGTTATAGTACAGCTACTAATATTAATATGATGATGAATATGCCTTTAAACCTAACATCTGTTGGCATGTTATTCAAATCTCCTAAACATATAGCTAAAGCTAGAAGGGCTGCTAAAAACGCTGTTGCAGATAAAGCGGCTTTTAAAGCTGCTCCTACAGCTACTTTGACAAAATCTCTTGATAAAGTAGAAGAAACTATCAAACCTGAAAACTTTAAAAAAGCAGTTTTATCTGAAATGGGTCAAGAAGGTTTAGAGGAATTAAATAATCAGTTTGCTGAAAAAACAGGTGTTCAAGCAGGTATTGATGGTAAAAAAGGAGTATCTAGTATATTTGCAATAGATGCTTTATTGACAGAGATGGAACATTATGCTGATAGAACTTTTGATGAAGAAGGAGCATTAGCTTTTACATTAGGTGCATTAGGTGGTGGTGGTCAAAAGGTTATTATGAATGCTATTTCAAAACCTGATACTAGCACAGAAGACCTTAAAGAGCAATATGGAACTCTACGTAATAGTATGATTTCTGATATGCAGGCTTATGAAAATATTACTAATAAAATATCTAACTTGTATGATAAAGTTAATGATAGTGGTAACTTGGAAGATATGGAGAAATCTAGGAAAGGTTTGAAGAATCTACAAGATGACTTATTTGAATTAACTATGAAAAGAGCTTTTTCTACAGGGGTGGGGGAGCATTTACTAGCATCATTTGAAGAAGCTCAAAAAGCTGATAATAGTGTTACAGAAAAAGCTAAATATCTTGAACAACTTTCAAAAGATTATGATACTTTAAAATTTGGGGTAAATATGTCTGAAAAAGATTTTCAGATTATTTTAGACCAAAAAGATGAAGCTAGAATTTCAAAAGTATTAGAGAGAGTACCTGAAAAAGATAGAGAAGCTCTTGATAAATATGTTAGTGATTATAATAATTTAGAAAATGTACCTGACTATACAGAGGCACAATTAAAAGGATTAACTGATTATACAGATGCTGAATTGGAGAAATTTGGTGGTGAGAATTATAAAGATATAGCTAAGAAAAAAGCTAAGCATGTAAAAGAAGGTATTAAGGTATTATCTGATTTACAAGCTATGCAACAATCAGATGATATAGCTAATGCTTTATATACAGGACATTTATCTGCATTTATTACAAGGGCTAATATTATGCAAGAAGATGTTGTAAAATCTCAAAAGTTCTTAGAAGATTATACACAAAAGGAAGAATTTAATAATACGGTTAATGATATATTAAATGACCCAAAAGAAGTATCTAATGTATTTGGAGAAGATGCTGCTAAAGAATTAGAAAAGATTAATAAGAAAAGAGAAGGTATTACTGATAAAATAGAAACTCTTAAAGGAAAAGCTCAAAGTAAAAATGCAGAACTTGCTAATGCAACAAAAGATGAAGAGATTAATAAAATAGATAAAGAATTAGATTCTATTAAAGATGAGTTACAAAGTTTAATAGATGAAATTAAACCAGAAGAAGCAACTGAATATTTACAAGGATTAGTAGATAAAGATGTTACTAAAAGAGCTGTTGATATTGCATTAAATAAAGACGACAGTAAAGAAGTTAGGTATCACAAGGGTATCCTAGAAAGTTATAGTAACACCTTGGATAAGATTAAAGATTTCCAAAAGAATAAAGAATCTATTATAGAAGGTTTTAGAAAAGAAGGTAAAAAGACTGCTAAAAAGATAGATAAAGCTAATAAAAAAAGAGATAAAGAAATTAAGGAGTTAGCAGTTAATGAAGCTACTACTAATATAAAAAATAGTAAAACAGCAGAAGAATTAAAAGAAGAAGCTAAAAAAGCTGAAACTAATTTAACAGAAGCTAATACAAATTCTCTTGCTGTGCAATCTGCTAAAAGTACTACAAAAGCTAAAATTGATAATGCTCAAAATAATCCACCAACTGAACCTGAAAATGTAGGTATACAGAAAGAGTTTGATATAACAGATGCAACAGAAGATTCTATATTAGATAAAGATGGTAATTTTGGAAAAGAACAGTATGACCAATTATCTAAGAAACAAGTATTTGCTATACAGCAGTTATCTAAATTTTTAAGTAAATTAACTGATGCAGAAACTAAAGGAAAGAAAAATGCTTTTATGGGTCTGTTAAAGGAAAAAATAGTTTCGGTAAAAGAGTTAAAAGATGTATTACGTGAAAGTTTTTTAAAGAAACTTATAGAAGCAAATGGTAAAGTAGAAGGTATTGAAAATGAAGATTTTAAAACTTATGTAGAAAAAGCTACTAATGGCATCAACTTTAAAGATATAGATGTATCAACTTTTGAATCTTTATCTAAATTAGCAGATAATATATTTGATAAAATATTAAAATCTTCTAATTTAACACAAGTTTTTGCAGGTAAAGAAGAACTTAATAAACCAAATAAAAAGGGAGAAACTACTACTACCAAAGATGATATTGTACCAAATATTGTAAATAAATTTATAATTGATGTTAATAACTTAGCTATTAATAATGAATGGGAACATACACCTGTTGCTGTAAAAAGTAGAGAAGTACCTACTGAAAATAATGATGGTACTGAAACTGTATTAACTAATGAAGATGGTACAATAGAAGGAGATGATGTTGTTAATAATAATCAATCAATAGATTCACAAAGAACTAGAATAGAAGATAATAGAAAAAAAGCAAAAGCTAATATTAAAGGAATAAGTTGGTATCGTAGAGGGAAATTAGGAACTTCTTGGGGAATTTCTATACCTATAGATGAACATAGGTTTAAAAATACTGATACTAAAGAAGCCCTTATAAAACAAATTGATGCTAAATATGATGCAGAATTAGAAGCGTTAGAATCTACATCTACTCAACCTAATGTAAAAGATACTACAACTACACAAGAAGGAGAACTTACACAAGAACAACAAGATGAGATAAAAAAATTAGAAGCTGAAAAAGAATCTGAATTAGAAAATAGTTCAAAAGTAAAAGCAAAAGGGCTTATAAGAATGGCTCATTTAAAAGCTATAGACGAGTCTGTTTTTGAAGGTAGAGCAAAAGAAGATTTAGAAAAACAGTTAAGAAATGAAATTAGAGAAATTTTAACTTTAATAAAAAGAGAAAAAAACAAAGGAACTTCTGATGAAAAATTAAAGAAAATAATTGCACATTTATATTTAAACAGGAAAGATGGTAGTAAAGTTATAGCTTTTTCTGAAGGATTAAACTTTGTTCAAGAGCTTATAGATAGTAATTTGAATGACCTGTTATTTGAAGATGAAATCAATGCTAAATACAATGCTAAAATAGCTGAAGTTAAGAATAGAAAAACTTTAAAAGAAAGTAATCAAGATTCTAATTTAAAAGAACAACAACAAAATGAGATAGAGAAGTTAGAATCTGAAAGAGAAGCTGAATTAGATGCCTATGATGCTAAACCAGATATGGTTTATCAAAATGTCAATAATATAAATATAAATTCTTCAAATATAGAGAATCTTAAAATTATTGGAAAAGTAGGAGATAAAATAGTATTAGAAGCTAGATTTGATAAAGATGGAAATATACTTGTAACGAAAAAAAATCAAAATGCAGATAGAATAGAAGATGTAATAAAATCAATACTAAATGGAAATTCTAAAACTACCCAATCTTTGGAAGTAGTAAAAGCTATAAAAAAACAGCTTGCGTTAGATTTAAAATTTGAATTAGGGGTAGAAGCAGATTTTCAAATTGCTTATGATAGGATTAATGCTAAATATGATGCTAAAATAGCTGAAGTTAAGAATCAAACTCCTCCAAAAGTTAAACCTCCTACACAAGAAAAAGGTGATAAAGAATATGAAGATTTAAAAACAGCAGCTATTAAGAATTTAAAAAGTACTACTAATGCAGCAGGAACTCAAGAAGTTTATTATATAGAAGGTTTAAAATCTTTAAAAATTGATGGTATACCATTAACTTGGTTTAGTAAAAATGAAGCTAAAGAAGATATTAATGATGGAAAATATAATAAAGATTTAATTAAATACTATAAGCCAGAAAATAATAAATTTACACAAGAAAAACCTAGTACCAAACAGGATAACCTAGATGATACTAATGAGCAACAGGAGAAAACACAAGAAGAATTAGATAATGAGAAAAAGAGAAAAGCTAATAATGATAAAAAAACAGCTGAATCATATACTAATGAAAAAGATTCACTAGATAAACGTTCAGATAATGTAAAAGAAGTATCTAAGTTAGAGAATACAGCAGATTCTATATCATTTATGTCTTGGACTAGGAATACATATAAAGAAGCTGTTAGAAGTCATGATAATAGTATATTAACATCAGATACAAGTAGACAATCTAAAAGTGTCAATCCTGTAAGATTAAAACAAATAGATAAACATATATCTGACCATATATCAAAAGGTGGTGGTAAATTAAAAGTAAAAATAAGAAGTGTTGAATCTCTTAGAAAAGAAGGATTATTAGATGATTATTTACAAAGAAGTAAAGGTAAAAATAACAAATCTGTATATGCTGAAAATATAATAAAAAAAGCTATTGATAATAAGAATGTTACTCATATAGCTGTATTTTTAGATAAAGATGGTAATCCTGTTATTAATACTACTAGAAATAAAAAAGATGTTAATGGTAATAGATATATTCCATTATTTGAAGCAATAACTGATAAAAATGTTAATGATGGAGATGTATATACTATTACGGCAATGTCTAGTGGAGAGTATATTAAAATGGATTCTCCTGTTAGTGTTAGAAAAGCATTGGATGATAAAAATATTCCTAAGTCAAGAAAGTTAGTACCTGTTATTATAGCCCCAAAATTAGATAAAAATAAAGATAGCATACCAATAGATGAATATAGCTTTGAATTTGAAGTAGATAAAAAAACAGGTAGGAATGTATTGTTACAAGCAGATGGTAGGTTGATACCTGTTACAGAAAAACGTTGGGGAGATGATGAGCAAGATTTAAAAACTATAATTGAATTAGTAAAACATGTATTAAATCCTAAAAAAGAGGTTTCTAATACTACTATAACATTACCTACTGTTGATGGTAATGATAAAACTATTAAATTTTTTAGTGATAAAAATAATATAGGACTTATTAATAGTTTATTAAACTATGGTACAGGTGCTATAGTTACAAAGGATGGTATTTCTTATGAAGTAGGTAATAAAAATCCCAAATCTCAAATATCATTTAATTTTACTGACCCTAAGAATCCTACTATTACAATCCCTAATTATGATAACACAACAGATTCAGGAGAATTAGGTGATTTTATTGAAGATGGTAGTCCAATAGTTATTAGATTATCTGATTTAAAAAATAATAAAGGGAAATTATATAACAGATTAAAAAACTTTTTAGCTAATAAATATAAGAATGTTAGTGTAGATATGGTTAATAAAGATATGTTAAATAAACCATTCTTATATCCTGTATTAAAAAATGGAACATTGAAGTTAGAACAATCTCCAACATATAAAGATTACTTATTTGATAAAGTACTTAATACTAGGGTTTATAATGGTATACCTTTGAGGAAATATAATATAGAAAAGGTAGCAGAAAATAAATCTGCTGTATATAATGAATATGAATCTACTGAAATACCTAATGTAAAACAGGAGATTATAGAAGAATCTAGGAAAGAACCTTCTAGTGAACCCCAGAAACAACAGGTTAAAAAAGATGTTGTGGAAGATAGTAAGAAAAAACCTTCTACAACAGTTGATACTTCTGTTAAACAAGAGGTTGTTGAAGATTCTAAAAATGTTGCTACTACAAAAGATGAACTAAATAAAGAAAAAGATAATGCTTTAAATAATATTAAAGAAGAAACTATTTCAGGTGAAAAGGTGTATAAAGTACCTGGTTTTAAAATGGGTTTTAAAACTGAACAAGATGCTAAAGATGCAATTGATAAAGACTATAATGAAAAATTAGCAGAATTAGAGAAATCATCTGACACAACAAAACCTGATATTAATAATATAGATTTAGGTAATGTGACTTTTAGATTACCTATATTTAAAAAGACTAATGTAAAAATATCACCTAAGCAAATAGAAAAAGAAACCTCTTGGTTTAAAGAAAAATTCCCTAATGTACCATATAGTAGAGTTGATACTTTAATTAGAAATAAAGGTTTAGGACTATTTACTTCAACAGGTGAAGTTGTAGTATCTAATATGGAAGAAGGTGGTACTACATACCATGAAGCCTTTGAAGTTGTGTGGAGAAATGCTTTAACTAATAAAGAAAAACAAACATTAGTAGATGAGATAACAGATACTGAAAGACAATCTAGGTTATACAAGGATATTCTACAATCTTATGGAGAAACCTTAGCTGATAAAGAATATCTTGCTGAAAAGTTTAGAGAATACATGTTATCTGATGGTTCAATTCAGCCAACGGCTAAAACTCGTAAAAATATATTTCAGCAATTATGGAATATGATAAAAAGCATTTTTGTTAAAAAGACTGTTACAAGAGAAGATATATATAAGAATATTGATGCTGGTAAATATAAAGATACCACCCCACATAGTCAAAATCCTACATCACAAGAAGATTATAGAGCTATTGAATTAGATGATATTAAATTAACTATTGCTGAAACAGAAGCTCTTATGAATGGTATGAGTGCTGTTTTAATGAAAAAGATATTTAGTGAAGGTACAGCAGAAGATTTATTTTCAGGTAATAGGGATTTTAATTTATCTGAATTATATGGTTATAATGCCATAGATATTAAAGATGGTAGATTGAATTTAGCAAAAGAAGATTTAAGAAATATTACTATTAGTCAAATTGTTCAAAAATTTCAAGCTACTAATGATGCTGAAACAAAAGAGCGTTTAAAAAATATAGCAAACATATTAATGCAAGAAGACTCTTGGAGAGAAATAGTAAAAGAACATACTAATAGAGTAAAACAATATGGTATAGAATTTAAAGTAGATGATAATATAGATGAAAAGAATGAGGAAGTAACAGATAATAAAGAGAAAAATCCTGATGATTATGATGAGATAAATGACCCATTAGGTAAAGCACATATATATTTCAGTTCAAAAGATGGATTACCTAGACCTATCAAGATGTTGGTATACGGTATTCCTAAAATGGTAAAACAAGATGGTAAGATAGTAGTAGATAGGAATAACGTTTTAGGTACTCCTGAATTAGTGAATCCTTCTGCATTCTTTAATAAGATTATAAATAGTTTAGCTGATACACCTAGTAATAATTTTAGTAACTTCATTGAAAAAATAGATGAACTTATTGATAAAAATGATTCTGATAGATATTCATTAGAATTATTGAAAGAGAGATTAGGTAGTAAATTAGGTGTTAAAACTGTAGTAAAAGGTGTAGATGAAAATGGTAATAGAGTTACAGAAGATGTTGTAGATGCTGAACACGCTAGATTACAGATACAGTTTATGCAATCATTTGGTAAGAATAAATTAGAATTTAGAATACTTAATAGGACAGAAGATGGTTCATTCCAAATGATTGATGCTGTTGGTCAAAGAGTAGCTAAGAGATTAGTAGATAGTTGGAAAGCTAATATAGAACAACATTTTAGTAAAAATGGAACATTAGATTTTACTAAATTATCTAACATAGGTATTAATATCAATAGTGCTTATTATGAAAATCTTGAACAAGAAGAAGAAGTTTCTTCTGTAACAAAATCATTAGTTAATATATTACCTGATATTAAATCAAAAGAAGATTTAGAAAAAGAATTAAAAGGCACTGTAGTAACCAAACTACTACTACGTTTAGCAGATATTCAACAAGAGTATGAAGATGAAATAGAATTACAAGCATTCAATAGTGAAGGTGAAACAGAATATGCTGTTGGTCTTAACAGTTATTTATCATTAGTATTTAATAAGATAAAACATACATCTAATAAGGCTGATAAAAATAAGATATTAGATAAGTTGAAAGAAGATGTACCACAATTATTTAATATGCAAACTAATAATAATAAGATATTAAAACTTATTGGTGAAGGTGTTAAAGTAGATGTTGCATTATTAAATGGTTATCAAGATTCTAATAATGTGGGTAAAAAGACTAGAAAGTTATCAGATATAGATAAATATGCTGTAAACTTAAATGCTACTCTACACGGTTATATTCCCTACCTACGAGCTGCTGATAGAGGTGTAGAGTATTCTGTATATGTTGGTAAGGATAATTTATTACCTATTAGTTATGAGAATGTTGTAAGTCTTATAGCAAAAAGAGAGAAAAATAAAACTGAAAATGATAAGAATTTAGAACATTCAATATTTAATATATATAAAGACCATCTTATCAATGAGATACATTCAGCCAGACAATTACATTTTAATAAAATAGGTGATGATGTTAAACATTATAATAAGAAAGGTAAAGAGTTAAGATTCTTTAAAGATATTAAGATAGGGCAATTGTTTAGTGATGAAACTCATGAATCACTTGTAGAGGATATAAAGAATATGACTATACAAGAATATTTGAGTAGTGATGCTGGTGGTAATATATTACCTAGAATAAATGAGAATGGTAAGGTTACTAATAATGTATTTAAGCTAAATGATACAGGTAAAATAAATACAGAAGCTGATATGGCTTTCATAAGAGAGTTCATTACAGGTGAAGAACAAGATACTAATACTGCTAATATTTTAAGAAAAGCTCTAACTAATTATATGTTAAAGGAGGTAAAACAAGAAGTTGCTAGGATTAGAGAGTTGGATATAGTAGATACTGTAGTAAGTAAGCAGTTTATAGATGAATACATTAAAGCTAGAAAAGATATTGGAATAACCCTTACAGCAGGTGAAGCAAAAGCTGCTTTAATAGCTAAATATGTAATTAATAGGGAAGCATACTCATTAGAGATGTCTAAGTTAATACACGGGGATTTAGCATATTATAAGAGTACTGATGATTTTACTAAACGTGGTAGTGCTACTAATGGTACTAAAAAGACTTCTGCAACAGGTGAAGAAGTTAATACATTCTTAGATAGACATTTCCCTAGAATGTTTGATGGTGAAGCTAATACTGATATAGAGAAAACACTAATTGTAGATGATATAGAAGTTGATACTAAACAAGCTACTAGGGAGTTCTTAGAAAGTATGTTTAGAGATGAGTTTGAAAAAGATGGATATAAGGGAGATATAGATAAGAAAGTATCTGCTTATATGAGTGCTTATTTAGGTATGGAAGAAGCAGATGGTCAAGCCTTTGGTACACTAGATATGGTAAGGTCTACTATGTGGAGAGCAGGAGATTGGTTAGATACACATCAGAAGTTATATGAGGATGAGTATGACTTATATACTAAGATGTTAAATGAGAGAGAACTTAGAGAAAGTTCTCCTAATAGTAAGGAGCATAAACAAGCTATTAAAGAGATTGTTGAATGGAAACCTAGCGTAGACTTTAATGTTCAGGTATTAAAGACACAATATTTTGGTAATGATAATACATATAATACTGATGCTAATGAGAATCAGAGATTGTATAAACCCACTATGTATAAGCATTCCGTAGCACCATTATTACCATCAGCTATGTATAGTGTAGATATGGATAGTGAAGGTAATCCTAGTATAAGATATAAGAAGTCATTTACTATGATGAAGCAGATGGCAGATTCTGGTGTAGGTATGTTACAGTTTGAATCTGCTAATAAAGTAGGTAGAAAGTTAGATAATAAGAAAGAGGGTGCTAAATTATATGATGATTTAGGTAATGTAGTATTAAAAGATTATACATCAGCCACACAAGGTGTTAATTATAATTACTTTGGAATACAGGTAGATATTAATCCTAAGGTTAAAAAAGAAGTTACTGCTGGTACACAGTTTAGAAAAATGGCATTATCTAATCTTATTAGAGATGGTGTACCTATTAATGATAAAGCTATAGAACTTATTAAAGAATACAATACTATACAAGATTACTTATATGAGGAGGCTTATAATAGAACTTTAGAGAAGTTAGGTATAGAAGATATTAAAGATGAAGATGGTACTGTACTAGGGTATAAGGTAGATAATAAAGATAAACTTGTTAAAGTACTAGAAGATGAAGCACATAGTAGAGGTTCTCATGATAATATAATAGATTCTATTAGACAGTTACGTAGAGGTGGTATAACTATAGATATGTTATTGAATAGTAAGAAGGTAGAGAATATCTTATTTGCTATAATGAACAAGGTTATACAAGAGAAAAGACCAGGTATGTCTGCTATTCAGGTAGCATCTACTACTTTTGAAGATGAAAATGCTGCTAGGGTAAAAGGGCAGTTTTTAGAAAGTAATGATTTATCAGTATATACCTTAGAAGATGGTAAGACTAAGGCTATGGAAATTAGATTAAGTTTACCACCTAGTTATAAGAACTATGTTAATAGTCTAAAAGGAGGTTTACAGGAGTTTAATAGGATGATACGTAATGGTGAAGTAGATGAGAGGTTATTAACCATAGTAGGATTTAGGATTCCAACACAAGGTATTAATAGTGCAGCTAATATGAGAATTGTGGAGTTTCTACCATCTAGTACAGGGAATGTAATACAGTTGCCATCAGAGATAGTAGGTATTGCAGGGTCAGATTATGATGTTGATAAACTTACTACATATTTACCTAATGTATTAACTATTGATGCTACACAGAAAAAGTTAAAAGATAAGTTATCTGATGCTGTGGAATCTGTTAAATCTATGCCTGATATTAATAAGCAATCTTATGATGCTATGAAGGTAGCTTATGATGAAATGAGGATATTTGAACAAGAATTAACTGAACATAAAACAGAATTAAAGAATTATATTGCTGATAATATTAATGATGTAGAAATGTTAGAAGGTATTGAGTCTGATATATCTATGGCAGAAGGTTTATATAATGATGCTAAAAATAACTTCTATGAAATATTAAATGCTAATGAAACAAAAGAAATGCAATTAGCTGTTCAAAAAATTAAAGATGCTACAAATGATTTAAAAGAATATCACGATAATAAAGAAGATTTTGATACTGAATTAGCATTAACATATTATGAACCTATTGAAACTTATGCTCCTGTAACAGATGATGTTGATACTTCTAATGATTCTTTAGATGATAAAACTTTAAGAGAAACATTACAAGACAAACTTACAAAATTATATCCTAAAATATCTTTAGATATTACCAATGACCCTAAATTGGAACAAGAGGATAATAATCAAATTAATTATAGATTAAAAGCTGCAGATTCTTTAGCATCTCCTAAGGCTATTCAAATATTTAGTAAAGGAGAGAAGAATAATTGGGATTTAAACAAAATTCTTACAGAACTTCAAATACCTAAAGAGCAGAAAAAAATTATATTAGATGAGTATAAAGATAAAGTTTTTGAACAAGAATCTGAACAAAAGTTTAAAAACTCTCTATGGAGAGGGCAAGCTAATAAACCTAAAATTGACAATGACGGTAATTTAATTTTAAACCCTTCTTATGAACAATTATCAAAAGACTATGGTAAATCTTTTACTACACAAAGGTTTATGGCAGAATCTTATGGTAGTAGATATTCTACTAATCCATATTTTATTGAAATTAACGAAGATTATATAAATAATAATAATTTTAATATTAATGAGGAAGATGTTGAGGGAGAAAAAAGAATTGTAGGAAAGCAACAAATTAAAATACCTAAAGGACAATATAATGTAATAACCCCATCTTATTCAGAATATGAAAATAAAGATGTAGATGATTTAATCAAAACTTACATTTATAATGATGGATTAGAAAATTCTATGGATGAAATGGTTTTTGGAGGAGAGGTGTCAGCATTAGAAGGTATAAACTATTCTCCTACAGAAGTTATTTTAGACGTAATATTAAAAAAATTAAACACTGATGGTAAAGGTTTACTTCACTATATTGCTAAAAAAAATATAGAAAGTACGCAAGAAATTTTAGATAAGTATGAAGGTTATGATGGCGATATTGATGACGCATATTATTTTACAGATAATCCTGCATCAAGTTTAGTCTATGATGCAATGTCTAATTATGATGAAAATTATATACCCAACGTAGTAACAAATACGCTTAGTAAAAACAGTAACATACGAGAAGAAATTATTACATCTTTATTAGCTGATAATAGTTTTACTGATGAGGTTAATGCTGCTAAAGCTAGTACAGTTCTTATTGATGCAATTAATCAAAAAAATAATACTTTGCTTAATGAATACGCACATCATTATATTGCATGGTACAGAGAAACACCTATTGTTCAAGAAGCTATAAAAAAATGGGGTAGTGAAGAATCTTTAGTCCAAGCTATAGGTGAACAAGCTGTTAAACAAAAAGGTGAAGCATGGTCTTGGTGGACAAAGTTTGTTAATTGGTTATTAGGAGATTTAAAAAAGTTATCTAAATTAGAAAAAGAACAATTAACTAAGGTACTAACTGATGCTTTTTTAACAAGACAAGATTTGAATGATTTACAAATTAAAAAAGAATCTCCTAGTTCTGACCAGAGTAATCAAGAGTATAATAATAACTCTTCTAAAAATCAACAAAAACCTTTAACAAAAAAGAATTTATTTACTGTAAAACCAAAACAATATGCTGATAATAAAGCTGCTATAAAAGCAAGTGTAGCTACACAATTTATAGGTTTTGGAGAAGGTATCCCAAATAGTTCTACAGAGTTATACAGGCAACAAGCAGGTAAATATGCTAATACAGGTAATTATTCTTCTAATGATGTAATATTTGTATCTATTGGTGGTAAAAGAGGTAACAATCAGATTAGAAAAGAACAACAATATAAAACTATAACAGAAGCATTAAAAGCCTTAGAAGCAGGGGCTACTTTGATAACTGATAATGAAGATTATATTCATTACAATCCTAGAACTAAACAACAAAGACCTATTGATTTATCTTCTGATGAATTTGAAAAAGAATATGGTTTATACAATTCAGGTGAAAAACGATTATATGAAAATTTAAAATTTGAAGGATATAACTATTCAGAGCAAACAGTTGATGGGCAAGTATTGGGAGTTTGGACTAAAAATGAATCAAAACCTCTTAGTCCTGCTCAACTTAATCAAGAAAAATATAATAAAGCTATAAGAGATTCTCTTAGTGAAATATCTAAAAGAAATCCTATTAATCCTAAAATGAATAGGAAATCTGCACAAAATAGAATGTTAGAATTGCAAAAAGAAATTATGGAATTACCTGAAAATGTAAGACAACTTATGTCACCTATATCAGATGATAATATGAAAGATATAGTTAAAGAAATTAGAAGTCTTGAATTAGGTAAACCAAAGAGTGAGATAGACGGTGCTTATGATAAAATTTCAATGAATCAATTATTCAGTGTATCTACACAAGATGGATTATTTAGTAATTTCTTAGCGGGTAAAGAGCTTATAGGTATTGGTGCATTACACGGTACATCTCACGCATTGTTTAGTAATTATGATATTAAGTTTGATATTGAAAGTCTTAGAAATAAAAAGACTAAAAAACTATTTACAATACCTTTTAATTATAATAAAGATGAAGAAGGTAATCCTATATTTTCAGGAGCAATAGATGTAGATGGTAATCTTATATCTGAAACATTATCGGCATTACTTAATTCAGCAGTAGATGTTGCAAAAGACCCTTATATCTTTTACCTAAATGTATCTCCTACAACAGCTGGTGTATTTTATAGTATGATAAGAATGGGAATATCTCCATTAGTAGCTGCTAAGTTTATGAGAAATCCTGTTATTAGAGATTATGCAAAAGCTAAAAGAGATGCTGAATCAGAACTTACTAGCTTAGTACCATCTGCTGTTAGAAATAAAGTATTGAGTAAATATAATGCTAATCTTAAAACTCCTATAAAAGATTATAATGATATGGATTCTGTTTTAGATTCTATGTTAAAAGGTTCTGAAATTGATTCATCTGATGCTAGAACTATGATATATATTTATGATAATATGAATAGGATAAGTTCTAATTTATCAAAAGTTATGAGTGGTATAAATGCTGATACAAAAGGATTTAGAAAAGATATGTATACTTTACATAAAGCTACGGAGGATATGTTAGACCCTGCTTTTGAAAACTTTTCAGGGTTAAAAGACGTTCAAAACTATTCAACAGTTAGTAAAGCTAATTCTATAGTTTATGAGGGTAAAAAAGCATTGGCAGGGTATTACAAGATGTTTAATAAATCAGCATATCGTAATACTATTAAATTTATAGAAGATAATGCTAAATTTCAAAAAGGATATAATGCAGAGAAATTAGTTAAAACTATTAATGATGATTTTAAACAGTACTTATTAGAATATAATAAGAGAGATTTTATGACTAGGGGGAAAGTCTTATTGGATAGTGCTAATGAAGATTCTTTAGGAAAACGTATTATAGCATTACGACAAAATGATACATATAAAAATAATGACTTCTTTAACTCATTAGATGTTCAACTTAATTATAATAAAGAAGGTAAGGATTTAATTAAGTTTACTAATAGGAAATTAGACTCTATTGAAGCCAACAAATTAATAGATTCTATGAGAGAATTATCTGAAATTAATCCTGAATTATATAAAGATTTAATAGCAGTTAATTTATCACAAAATGGTGTAGGTAATACATTTAGGTCATTTATTGAATTAATACCTGCTGAAGATTTTATAGGACTTATGTCAGATAGTATTAATGATATAGAATCAATTATTGGTAATTTTCCTGAACAATTCCTTAGACAAAAAAAGAATAGAGAATTTGTTGAACTCTATGATTTTAATAATTTACCAAAGGAATTACCAATAGTATATTATACAGTAGCTAACTTTACAGGTATGCCTGAATATTCTTTGCAAGCTATGGATTCTTTAAAACTTAAATATACCACAGTACAACCATTAGGTACATCACAAGTTAAAAATTATAGTACATCTGTACCTGAAAATTATACACCTCCACAATCATCAGAAGTACAAGCTGATGAGAAATCATATAATAAAGTAGTACAAGAAGTAGCTAATAGTTTTGAAGGATTAAATCCAAAAGAATTACCTAGTTATGATACCTATATAGAATCTAATAATTTATCTCCTGTAACATACTTGAAGAATTATATAAACAGCAGGAGTACCCTAGATTTATCTGAAAAAGGCTGGAATAACCTGAATAATAAAGCTGATGAAATATTAAAGAATTGTTTTTAACTTAATAAATTAAATGTATGAAATGTCCTAATATGAGTCATCCTTTTTATAAAGCAATTAAAGAGGATTTTGATAAAAAGAATAAAGAAATTGAAGATTATAATAGAGAAGTTAAACAAGAATATCAAGACTTAAAGACCGCTGGTATTACTGATACACCAAAACCTGATTATAAAGATTTAATAGATACTAATGCTGTAATATCTAAAGCTGCTGCATTGGTAGAAACTCATGCTTTTCAAAAATGGAAAGGTGATAAAGGAGAATTTGAATTACCTACTTATGAAAAAGGTCTTATATATAACAACTATGGAGATGTATTAAACTTTTCATTATTAGCTACGGGTGTTGAATTAGAGAATATAACTGAATCATCAGTGAGTAAGTTAGTAGATAATTTAGAAGGGTTTAATGAAAAACGAAACTCATTACTTACTAGAATTAATAAAATAAAGAACCAAATTAAAATTGTAGAAAAAAGTTCAGGTGATGCACCAAAAGAATTAGTAGAATTAGTAGAAAAATCAGAAGAAGCATTAGATTCAGCATCCATAGATGAAGCTATATATTCCTATATATTACTAGCTGAAACATACACGGCATCTGCTATGGAGAAATTGATGGAAATTAATGAGAGATATAAGAGAGAAGATTTAACAGATAATGAAAGACGACAATTATTTACTAAGATGTTTCATATTTATAAATCTAATGTATTATTTCAAGATACAGGGCAATTATTTGAGTTAATGGATGAAAAAGAAGGGTTTGGTAAAGGTGATATGGAAAATACTGCTGAAGAAGCTATAATGAATACTGCTAAATTTAGTAATAAGATGAGTACTATTTATAAGAGTTTAGCAATTAAACATATATCATCATTTCTTAATTCATATAATCTTAACCCTAATCTTAATAAAAAAGATATTAAACAATTATTGGTATCTACAACAGAAGATATTAGCTATGCAACATATATGAGTAATAGTTTAGGTACTGCACCTGACCAAGTATTACAAATAGTTAATAATATAATGCAGTCTAAGAAAGAAAGAGTTAATCAAAAAGTTGTAACAACTCTTATTAATGGAGAATTAGGGGATGCTTATAATGCTTTACGTAAAAGTACTAGGGTTAGAAAACATGAAAAGTTATATGATTTTATGTTAGCAAGAGATTCTGATGGTAAACTTACAGGAGCTATTAAAAAACCTAATGAATTAGATGATGATTTAAAAAAAGAAGTAGAAGAATTAACTAAGGTATACGAATCTAATGAGGAATCTTTAAAAAAAGGTATAACAATAGATGAAATATTAGAAGATGGTAAATTCTCTGGACAAGCTAGATTTTATGTAGCATATAAAGTCAATAAAGGTTTAGCAGAATACCATTTACCCAATCAATATAAAAGAGGTTTCCAATTAATACCTATATATAAAAACTCAACAGACCGTATATATGATGAATCAGGTGCTAAGAAATTAGGAGCTATAAAAGAATCAGCCTTAGATAACTTTACATTTAGAAAAGATAATGAAAAAGATTTTGTATTTGTAAATGCTGATGGTACAGAACATAAATTTATACCTATTAAATATACATCTACAATAGGCAATAAAAAGCATAATATAAGTCCTAATGATGTATCATTAGATTTATTTCAGTCATTAATATCATTTTCTCAAATGAGTGAGAATTATTCAGAAATGTTAAATGTATATTCTGAAATGGAAACTCTAAAAGATATAATGTCTACTAGGGAATACAATGGTAAAACTGACCAATCTGGGAATCCTATACAGATGCAAGGTATTGAGAGTAAAGCCTACAAGCGTCTAGTTAAAGCTATTGATATGATGATGTATGGAGAACGTAAAAAAGTTGGTAAAACTATTACTTTAAAAAAAGGAGTAGTGTGGAATAAGGAGGATAATTTATCTGAATTACCTGATACTATTAAAAAAGATTTAGATAAAAAAGTTATAAGTTATGATTCAGATGGTAATATGATATATAGTTCTTCTGGGCTATATGTATATAAAAAAGAACCATTACTCACATCATTACCTAAAATTGGTGATGGTGTAGCTAAATTTACATCTATTATAGGGTTAGGGTTTAATATGTTTTCAGGAGTTAATAACCTATTAATGGGTACATTAATGAATAGAATGGAAGCTAGTGGTGGTAGATTTTATAATAAAAAAGATTTACGTAAAGCATATAAACAATATGCTGGTAAAATGAAAACTTTGTTTAAAGATAAATTTACAAGAGTACCTAAAAGTAATTTTACTAAATGGATGATGGAACATGATATTATTCAACAATTTAATGAATTTGGCACAGCTATGTCAGAAGATAGAGTATCTAAATCTCTTACATCAACAGATACTTTATATTTCTTATCATCTATGGGAGAGAATAAGATACAAGTAACTATGGCAATGGCTATGATGAACTCTCATAAAGTATTAGAAAATGGTAAAATAGTATCAGCAGATGAATGGGCAGATATACAAGGTATTGACCCATTTAGTAAAGAAGGTAAAGCTAGAATTAAAGAAGAATTTAATAGTTTACCATCAGTATATGAGAAAGTAGAAGCTGGTGAAAAAGTAGACCCTTATCAAATGACTTTATTTACTAGACGTGTAAAAGAATTATATAGACAGAATCATGGTAACTATTCATACCAAGACCTTACTGTAATGCAACAGTATTCTCTAGGTAGACTTGGTATGTTATTCCGTAAGTGGGTAAAACCTGGATGGGATAAACGTTGGGCTAAATTAACCTATAATGGTGAAGATAGATATAATCAAAATCTTAGGTCAGAAGAAGGTGGTATGTATATAGCAACCTTAGAGTTCTTAAAAAGTGTTAAAAAAGATGGTGAAATACTTAAAATGTTTTTTGGTAGAACTAAAACTAAGGCTTGGCAAGAATTACCTACTTGGAAAAAACGTAAAGTTATGCAAACTGTAGCAGAATTAAAATATGCAACATTTGCAATATTAGCAGGTATGTTAATAGCAGGATTAGCAGAAGGTGTGGGAGATGATGAAGATAAGAAATTCTTACAATTCTTAGAATATCAAGTACGTAGATTAAATTCTGAATTTTCAGCATTTACTAATCCTATGGAAGCTCTTAAAATATTAAAGACTCCATCAGCTGCAATAACCGTACTAGATGATACTATGGATTTACTAGATAGAACTATAAATCCTTTTCATACACCTGGATACATCTTTGAAACTTATGAAAGAGGTAGATATGCTGGTCAATTAAAGTTATGGAAAGAAACAGGAGATTTAATTCCTGTATTAAATCAGGTAGATAGATTATTTAAAGTAGATGAAACTTTATCATATATTAAAAGATAATATTAATATACAGTAGAGCTATGGTCTAAAAAAAAGGAAGTCTATTAAACTTCCTTTTATATTTTATACATCTAATTTTTTATTAAAGTATTTTAACAAATTATTATTAAATTCAGCTATAACTAATTTACCATTAGTTATGCAATCAATTTTACATGTTAATATATATTCAGACTTAAATATATCTTTTAAATAATTATATCTATCTATAACAACAATAGGGTGAATTACAAGAGGTTCTTTATAAGAAGAATCTACTTTATCCTTTACAATTTTATCATTTATAAAATCATAACTACTGCTTACATTAGTAATTAATTTAGAATCTTTAAATACTGTATATTTTTCAAGTATTCTATTGTATATAACTTCAGGGTAATGTTCTATTATATGTCTTGCAAACTCATTAAAATAAAAATATGAGTATGAAATATCTCCTAACATACTTCTGAATAATTCTTCAACATCAATTACACGACTATCATCAAAATAATAGTTCTGTTTATTTAAAGCGTCTAATATATACTTTCTATCACCAACAGCTGAATCATTTAACTTATCATATATTACTAATATCATATTATATATTGTTTATTATGTGGATTCTCCAAGTTTCTATATACTCACTATCTATTATAATTCCTGTCTTAAACACCAATCCTTGATTAAACATGATTCCTTCTAAGGAATCACTGTCCATTTCAGGAATACCTTTAAATCTAAGATACTCCCAAGTAACAGGAGTATCTTGATTATCTAATATTACTTTACTAATTCTCATATTAAGGTGTAATAAATTTAGGTTCTTTAAATGTAGAGGTTTTTCTAATTTTACCATCTCTAATACGTTTAAGGTATCCATAACCTTTATCATTATCATATTCAAGAAATACCTGTTCAACTTCTGGATTATTCAAGTTGTACTTAGATACTTCTAGTTCCCCCTGCTCTTTATCAGTAATAAGTTTACTCATATTACTTTCATATACAGCATCTATTAAATCTGTGGGGTTATAACCTTTGGTAAAACTATATTGTATTACTGTCCATAATAAATCAGCTATACCATCCATTATTTCAATTTCATCATTCCTAGCTATTGCTTCACATAATTCTTCATATTCTTCTTTAAACATTTCAAAAGCTGCTTGTAATTTTTTAGATGAATCTGTATTGAAAGGTCTATTAAACTTAGTCATCCATTCTTCTACTTTTTTTACTATCATAATTTTAAATCTCCTATTTTATTGTTGAATTTATCTAATAATTTATGAGTATTTCTTACATACTCGGCTTCTTGTTTTTCAGATACTTTATCGTATATCTTTTTAAGTCCTTCATCTAAAATTTTATATTTAGATTCAGGAGATTTACTTATTTTATCTTTACCACATTTCTCACATATAAGTACTCTATATTTCTTAATATAGTTTCCATCTTTTGTAGGTATCCATTTCTTATATGTAGGAATATATTTATGATTACACATTATAATATTACATTAAAAATTAATAATATAACTATAAGATATATAGTAGATAATATACCAAGTAATAATCTACCGTATTTACCTCTAAATAGTTTAACTCTCCATTTACCTTCTAAATATTCAGTATATTTAGGTTCATAATTTATATCTAAGTTGTTACCAACATTAATATATCTTTGAGATATATAATTAAATATACTTATAACACAAAATCCAAAAGGTAATATTAATAAACTATACCAACTATACTGACCAAAAGGATATACTGCTAGAGATACTAGAATAACCGAGATATTCATAAGAATATCTTGTTCTATCTGTATTATATGTATATTATTATAATTAGCTATTAAATCTTCTCTAATATTTAGATATTCTTCATCAGTAAAGTTACTATTAGAATTTATATAATTTCTAAAATAAAATACTGCATTTTTAATTTTTTGATACAGTGATATTATAGAAAATCCCAATAATCCTAGTACCAAATAAATTAATTGTTCCATTGCTTTTCACTTTTATAATTAAATTGTTTTTTCCAAGAATAAGCTCTTAACTTTTTATTCTTTTTTACATTTCTATTTCTATATTTATAACCACATTTAGAATTACAATACTTTTTAGGTAGTAATGAATAAATTTCATTACCACAATTTAAACATTTATTGTTTTTCATTATCTTTATTATTATAATACATTTCTAATTCAAAATCAATATACTGTTTAGCTTTTAATAAATCTTCTTCCAAAGAATTATTCTTCTTTTTACCAGCTCTTACAACATATTTAATAACATTTCCTAAATTAAAATTCAAATTCCATTTAGATATGACTTTATAAGGCTCATAATTACTATCTTTTTGAGAATAGTGTGTGTTATTTTTCATTAATTTGTATCATTTAATCTAAACCATATATCTTTATGATTAAAACATGGTAAATGTGTATATTCTACATAGCCATATTCTCTACCTCTATCAATAAATCCATAAGCGTATTTATTAGCTACATCTATATTGGTAGTAAACCCTTGTGCAGGTTTACTATTACCATCATCTAGTATAGTAAAGAAACCTCCTTTTATTATAGAGGTTTCTAATTTTAATATTATTTCATCATTATCATTTTTAATAATAACATCTGAAACATAAAGTTGTTTATTCATTTTATAGTATATTACTTATATATTCATCACCCTCAATATAAGGGATTAGTTCTGAATTATAAAATTCATTTTCAGCTTCTTCTATTGTATCATACATTGGTAGAAAAAACTTCTCATATATTATTGTTAAATACTCTTTATTATCTATAAGACAATAAACTATATAATCTGATATATAACCATTCTTTGTATATTTCTTATAAGTAAGTCCACTATTTTGTGCTATATAATCTCTTATAGCTAATGGTATCTTACTTCCTTCACCTGATAAAAGTTTTAATGCGTATTTATGATTCTTTTGCCTTATTGAATAAATATAACAAATGTATGTTGTATTATCAATAATATGATTATACTTTCTAACATAATTATCATATTTACTATTCTCCACTTTACAAAATACATGTAATTGTAATTCAACAGGGTCTACATATACGTTATATAATCCCTTAAACATGGTTTTACTAAGACCTGCTAAAGGTAATAATAAATATGTAGACATAGTGTGAGGATAATTGTTTTTATTTGGCAGATGAATATTCATTTATTATTTTTATTAAAGGTTCTCTGAATATCTTAAATAAATAACTTTCATCTTCTGAATTTAGATTCAACGTATCTCTTTCTTCATTAATAACTTCTTCTATTTTATTAATCATAGTATATCCCATAGATTTAATCTCCTTTTTGGGGTTCTTAGATTCAACAGGTTTTTTAGATTCAGTTTCTTTTAACATATTATGTAATAATGTATAAAGTATTACAGCTCTTGTACCACCATTAGCAATGCTAGTTAAAAATTCTTCCGTCAAGTTCATAATAATATTTATCTTTTAAATGTTTCTTATATATCTCAATTAAGGTTTTCAAACCATATCTATAATCTATATTTAAGTAGGCTACAATAAAAGGATTATCTATTGCATTATACTCTTTTTCAACAGGTTTATATGGATTAAACATACCATCTTTCAACATACATTCTTGTAAAGTATAGTCATTCATACAAGCCATACAAGAGTATTGATGTATATTAATAACTTCACTATAACCACTATCGTGTATTCCTACAATAGCCGTTCTTATTTCTACTGTACGACCTTTTAATAAACTTCTATAAGATTTTAATATAACTTCTAAGTATAATGATAGTTGGTCAATATATCTATTATCAATTATCTTTTCTAAAATATTACCAACATAAGTTTTATAATCTAATAAAGTTATTACTATTTTATTATCAGTGTAATATAAAGATAAGAAATCAGGTTTAATCTTAAAAACTTCATCTTCCATATCAACTACAATAGGTTGTTCTATCAATTTAACAAATTTACCATCACCATCAGGTTTACTTGTAAGTTCTAGGTATTCCTCATTACTATTTAGCATAGTTACTGTAGATTCTAGTAATATAAGAAAATCGTGTATCTCACTTAAATCTTTAAAATACCTACCTTTATCATTACCTACTTCATTAAGACATATAGTACCAGGTTGATTCTTTTTATCATAATATTCAAATAAACTATCTTTAAACATTAAGTTTAAATCATATATTTTTCTAACTTCTTTTTTACAACTATCTGTATAAGCTGCATATAACTCTTTAAAATTATCAACACCTTTCTCATTCATTTCTATAAGTAGCTCATATAAAGTTTTTGCATCTTTATAATCATTCTTTAACTTATAGTGAATACAATATCTCTCTAATACTAAATCATCATAATTAACTTTAAATCTAAAATCTGTTGCAGCTATTGACCATAAATCATAATATATGTTAGGTATTTTAGTTCTATTATTCATTTCAGGAACTTTAATATACCAAAACTTTTTAATATATTCTGGGTCATATAATACATTATGTATTTGATTACCCCTCCATATAGCATACCCTTCTTTTACTCCTTCTGATGATTCAATAACTTTATCAAAAGTTCTTTTATAACAATGATTATTGATATGTTTCAAGAAACTATTAGATAATCCAATAGTATTAAAGTATTTCCTATCTTGTTCAGAAAGATTTTTAAATTTATTATTTACTTCCTCTATTGTCATAATATATATTATTTATGTGTATTACTCTTTGTGTACCATTCTTTATATTTTCTATATAAAGATATTCTTTACTCAACACTTCTATTACCTTAGATATTTCAGCTAATTTATGTTTAATATCTGTAGTATCTAAGTATGGTGGTATATATACCACTGTATCATTTCTTTTAAATTTCTTCATCATATTCATATATTTCTAAGTTTGTTACTTTATTACTATATTCAGTATCTATTTCTACTGAATATCTATTTTCTATAAAAGCATCTATATATTCTGATTTAACAGATGTTTCACTTATTAAATCATATAATCTACTTCTTAAATTATCTCTAACATCATCTTTTATTCTAAAAGATTTAGCCTCATATACTTCTAAAAAAGTCTTTAAATCCTTTTTTGTAAATGGAATATTATAGTCATCAAGTATGAATAAATATTCATCCCAAGAATCTACTATTCTATCTACTTCACCGTAATTAGAAGTATATATACCACTTTCTGAAACATCATATTCTGCATGCAATATATCATGTAATACCCAAGTTAAGTGTTCAGTTTTAATCTTTACTTCTAAATTAAAATGTAAAGCTACTAGCTCATCATAATATAAAATTAAGTAATTTAAAATAAGTATTATATTATCGGCATTATCGGTATAATATTCTTTATAATAGTTATCAGATAATTCTTCCTCTATTTCGTTTATGTTTGGATTATCATAAAAATTACACATCATTAATACAAATATGGTAGGTACACATAATTCATAAGCTCCTACAGATTCTGTATCAACATCTGTAATATCTACATTAAAGTCTATCCCTTCATATTCAAACTTATAAGTTTGAATATTGGCTTCTTCTATTAGTATATCCATTACCAATCCTCCCCCATAACATATCCATCACCATCACTATTATTATAACCATAACCATAGCCATAACCATAACCGTAGTCATAACCATAACCTCCACCATCACCGTCTTCATAACCTATACCGTAGCCATACCCTTTGCCATTACCTTCATCATAGTAGTCACCAAAGCCATACTCGTTGCCATCACCATATCCTTCACCATACCCATCACCATATCCATCACCCCCTGCATCATACTTTGTACCAAAGAAAACATTTTTAATTCCTTGTGATTCTAGGAGCATTAAACCAAGCTCTTTGTTTTGCTTTTCATCAGAAAATACCATATCGTAAACGCTACTATTACTCATATTCACAGTTTCACTCCTTCCTTAATTTCTATAAAGTGTAATACTTTTTTCACAGGAATATGTGTAGTACCTTCGTAATCAAGGACAGTTGCTGACGTTTTGCCTTGGGTAGCTAATTGACCTAATCCATTTTTAGTTCCCCAAACTCTAATAATATAATTATTAGTAATTGTATAAACTTCTCCAAAAATTTGATGATTGTTTCTTACTACTTCACCAATTCTTACAAAACCAGATTCTTGTACTATAATATATCTTTTTTTATTTTCTATTTTCATTATTTATTTTTTATTTTAACTTGTAAAAAAAAAAGGGTAAGGTTATATTCATACCTTACCCTAAACACTATATGAATGCTGGCTACAACACTCGGTTACTGTTTATATACTTTAAGATTCTGGACATAAAATTCCTAACCCTGAAACATTACCAATAACTATCTTAGGTTTAGTTATTTTTATATCACTTACATTTTTACATTTTATACATTTCACCAATATTTCACCATTTGAACGTTGAAACAATAAATGTTTTTCTTCTCCACATTCTCCACATATTAATTTCTTTAAGTGAACTTCCATATTAATTTAAGAATAAGTCTTGAATCTTCAATATCTCATTAGGTTGATTATCTACACCTCTATTACGATTATAATCAGTTATAGCACTAAACAATTTCCAATCACTGTCAGGCATAGGATAATATAGACTATCCTTGTTGCGTAATTGTTTTTCTGCATGTACTACATAAGGTAGCATGGTAGTATTCATATTACTAAGAATTTCACCTTTTCTCATATTAAAATCTTCTGTAACAGTATACGTTGTATCTTTCATACGCTGTATATCATCTAACCATTTATTTTTATTAGTTTCTAACTTAATCTTAATAAATGATAACATTTTAGATATATCAGCAGTACTAATATCAGCAGTATTTAAAGCATCAGCTCCAAATACCATAAGGTTTAAACAGGCAGTTGCTCTTGCTCCTGCATATACTGTAATAATATCCTTAGTATTAGAGATTACAGCTCCTACTTTACCTTCATGACCTTCATAATCATAATCGGGTACTGTATATTCTAATAGGTAAGACTTGTAGCTAATAGAGTCACCTTTGTCAGTTCCATTAACTTGTTTATTACCTAGAGTAACATCTATATCTTCTTTATTAATACCTAAGTTGTTACTAAAATCTGACAATATATCTTGTGGATGTGGCATTCTATGATGTTTACCATTCTTTAATTTAATATATTGGTCAGATGCTTGTAATTCTTGTAAATTGGTTATAATATCCATTTAATTTTATTTTTTTAATGTATTAAAAACTGTATTATATGCTTTAAATTATCCTCATTTAATAGAATAATTTTCCATGCTTTAAATGTAATTTTTAATTCTTCTACTTCATATTCTAATTTATACCAAAATTCTGGATAATATTTTATTGTTTTCATAATATCTAAGTTAATTTTATAATAGCTATATAAAGCAAAAAGGAAGTCTAGGACTTCCTTCTGCTAATACAAAGAATACACTCAAAAAACGATTTCTTAAACTCTATTTAACTATCACAACTATACAAATATATATAATACTTATTAATTATCCAATTTTTGTTCTGACTTTAACTCTTCTACAAAGTTTTCTATTAATTCTTGTAGTCTATCCTTGACAAATCTAGGATTTCCTACAATTAACAAAGTTATATCTAGTAATAGGTCAGAATCTTCATTTATTACATTAGCAGTATCACTATTAAAGTGTTTCATTATCTTATTCAAAAATACATCATTGGCTTTTATTAATTGATTAAAAGCCCTTTTAACTTCATGTTTGAACGTATTATTTAATAATGAATCTTTTATATAGTCTATATTATATGAAAACTGTAACAATGTTAGTACAGATGATATTTTAGATTGTTCTTGTATATCCATTATTTAATTATAGTTATTGTATCATCTAATCTTAAAAATAAAGAAGTAGAAGATTCTAATTCTATAAATGCTAAAAACTCTTCTAATGTAGTTTCTCTAACATTTACAATAGTATCAGTCTTTACAACAATATGATAATTATTTTTTAATGCTAATTCTATTTGGTTATCAGTTAGTTCAAAAACCCTAGATATTTTATCATACTTATTATTATCATATTTTTCAAGTAATTCATAATATACTATTTTTTTACCAATCAATTTTTGAGATATTTCTTCAAAAATATTTAATTTTTTTATTTTCATCTAGTTATTATTTATATTTAATTTTTTTATATTAATATCCTATTTTTTTTATTTTATCTTCAGTTTGTTTTATTAAATCTTTTAATAAATTCTGCATAAAATATTCATCAGTTTTATTTAATTTATTTTTTAACCAAAATAAATCATACTTCAATACTCTATAAATATGATAATTTTTAGGGAGGTAATCTGTTTCAGATGCCTTTTTCATTTAATTATTATTTATATTTAACCTTATATATAATTCCCAATCATAATCTTCTAAATCATCTACTAATATTATAACAGGGTCATTAGCATTAATTTGAACAGCCTCTAATACTGTTATATTAACACCATCAGTAATACCTATAATGGTTTCTTCAACCCTCATAACTATATCAGATGAACCTACTTCTACTAATAATAGGTCATCTACTTTTAAATCTTGCTCATCCATTTCTTCCATAATTTATACAATTCATCAATAGAATATACTTTAACATATTCATACACATCTTTACAATCAGGAAGTTCTAAGATGTTAATATTAAATAGTTCTTTTAATTGTCTACTATATTGTAATCCTGGATAATCCATATCCCTCAACATATACCTAGTATTTCCTAGCAGATTATCTGGAATATAAGATTCACTTTGATAATTATACGTATAATATTCATCATCTAAGTTATATTTTAATAACATTTGCCTAAATACTAACCTATCTTTTTTAGATGTAAATAGTATTTTAGGAGTATCATTATTATAATCTTTATTAGGTGATTTATCTATCCTATTACGTAATGTATTATTTCTCCATTTATACTGTGAATCCAAAGGTTTATATATTTTCCACTTAGATACATTAATATTAGCATATCTATATCCATAAGTTGGATTATTATTAGTGTTAGATAATTTAGGCATAATAGCTTTATTAATCCACACTTTATTTATAGCATAAACACCTTCATCTATTAATAACTCTTTTGATATAGGATACCAATATTGTAAATCCTTATTATTATAAGACCTTACTGATACTTCAATCAAAGTATCACTTTTAAATTTATTATCTAAACATTTAATTTTACTATTTAATATATCCCTAGGTATTTCTATTATATTACTAGATAGAACTAGGTCATCATAGCATCTTCTAATAAGTTCTGTATAATCTTTTTGAGGTATATTAGTACTACTATCATCAATAGAAATATATTGATAATATAATGATGCTGCTACCTTCCAATCTCCATAAATATATGTACCATAATCAGAAAAGAATAATCTATTTCCTACTAATGTAAACCCACAACTAGGAGATTCATCTTCTCTGTAAGCATCTAATGGTATTAATTTATCAGATACCTCACATTGTAGAAAGTACTCCATTAATTCTATTTGAGAATATTTACTTTCAATTTCTCTAATTAATTGTATAGGGTTAGTAATTACATCACTTGGTGTAGTAGATATATTAAACATGTTGTTATGATAGTTAAAGTAAAAAAGATAGTACTATAAATACTATCTTTTTCTATTAGAATATTAAAACTTAAATTTCATTTTTGCATCACCTGATGGAGCATTTAACTCTTTTTCAGATGTAGGTATATTAAGTACAGGAGTTGCTTCCCATTCCTTAAACTCATAACTATAATCTCCTTTTGGAACATTATAGTCACTCTTATTATGATAATCTATAAACACTTGTTGCTTATCAGTAGCTCTACCAAACATTTTAGTATCAATATTTTGATAGTGTTTACTACCATCTTGTGAATGTGTTACTGTAAATAGTACTTGCACATCATTATCAAAAGCCTTTGCATCTTTTAAAGATTTTTCAAAATCTTTAACACCTTCTTTTGACTGTAATTTCTTCCATTCATCTTCATTTAACATGAAATGTCCAGGATTACCATCAATATCTCTGGTAGGTAGATTTAGCCAATTAATAAGAAGATTCATCAATACTTCTTCTCCTTCTTTAATTACTCTCATTTTAGAAATCTCCTCTTTTGTAGGAGGATATTTACTATTATGAATATCCTCTGGATTCTCTAACCATAAAGTTTTAACTTCATTAGCTTTGAAACCACCATAGATATACTGCTTTTTACCTGTAGAACTATCTTTCCTATCTCTATCAGAAATAACAACTTTAATTCTATTCTTAACCGTAACAGGTTTTTGGTCAATAATTTCAGTTCCTTCTACTAAGAAATGTAATTCTGTAAATGTATCATCTCCACCATAAGTATTAACCTTATAATATTGAGGTTCTTGGCTATCTTCTTTAATATTGTACCCAAGAGCTTTAAGCTCTTTCAAGGTTGGGTTAAGAGCTACTACTTTTACATTCATTAAGCCTGTGTATAGACTTTTAGTATTTACAACTTTTTTGTCTGAACTTTGAACTTTAAGATTATTAAACATAATTTTATCTTGTTTTATTAATTAATTAAAATATATACTAGAAAAAAATCTAAATTAATAAAGATGTATCATAATAGCAATATTATAATACATCTTTTTTGTTAATGAACAGTTTTATTTAACGAATACTATCAATTGGCATAGTATCATCTATCATTTCAGGTTTAGAAAATTCACCTTCATAATTTTCATCTTTAAAATATTCATTTACTGAACCATTTTCATCAATATCCGTAATATCTGAATCTGTTAAGAAATAACAATTATCTTTAAATTCTTCATATACTTCAGGTAAATCAAAAGTAGTTTTAGCCAATGGCTTAATATCAATATCTTTTTTATTAATATCTTTTTTCTCAACAAGTTCTAATAAATGTTCATGATATGCTGCATTACTTTCACTACCTCTAAAGAATGTAACTAATGATTCACTTTTAGGAGCTTTAATTAATAGAACCCCTCTATCTGTAACATTATCATCATCTATTACAATAAACCCATACTCTGATAATTCTAAGTTATCAAATCTATCTTTTGAAATTACAAAAGTTTCTACATCATATCTTAATACTTGTTTTGTAACACCTTTTTTAGCACCTCTCTTATATGTATACATCTCTTTACGTATATTAGGATACTTTTCGGAATATAGTTCAAGAGCGTCATCTATTGTAGTATTTTCAGGAATAATCAAGGTTCTAGTACGATTTTCTATTTTAAAGTATGATTTACCTTTTGTAGTAAGTTTACTAGATGATTTTTTTACAGCAGCAGTTTTTAATGATTTGAAATCCATAATTTTATTATCGTTTTATTTTTGAAATATATACTAAGTATAACTAAATGATTTATTACTATAAATCTTTACCAAATATTAAATCCCATTTGGCATTACTACCATCTGTATCAGCAAATAGTATATCTTTACCTCTTAAATTAGGTGTTCTACTACCACACAATATTTCATCAGATGATTTGAATGTTATATGTAATCCATCATCTTCACGATACATATATGCAATAGCATCTACATTACTATTAATAAGTTGCTTATTCTTACCTATAAGGTCTATATCAGTAACATTAACTTCTTTACCATTCTTACTAATACTAGAATCTTTTACATGACCTATATAAATAATATGTTCAAATAATGTATTTAATACATCTACCATTTTAATAAAGGCTGTTCTAAGGTAACCATATCCTGCACCTCTTGGTAAATTTAGTAAATCACTATCTTCACCTTCCCAATTTTTACCTATTGAGCTATTCTTATACAATCTAGCACCTGCTGATATTGCTAAATCTTCTAATTTACTAATAGTATCAATGACACCATATTTGAATAATGGTTTACCACCATTATCTTTATTTAACATCATTAATTCACCAACAGCTTGTTCAAAATCAGATAGTGTATTAATAGCACCCGTTTTTACTACATCTAAAAAGTATGCTCCATTATCTAAATCTACCATAAGATATTTATCTTGTGGCAATTGTGAAGCAACAGTAGTTTTACCTGTTTTTGGTTTACCATAAATTACTATTGATTTAGGTGATGTATATTTCTTTTCAGTAACATCTCCTACTTGTGGAATTAATCCCATAATTTTATTAATTTATTGATTTATATATAATATACTATGAATTTTCTATAATTTGTCTAGCTTCATCTATACCATCATATATTATCTGCATAGCATCACTATCATAAGTAGGCATTTCTTTATATGTATTATTAGCACCATTAAATAATAATGGTACAAAAGATGTAGCATTTCCATATAATCTATCTTTTAAGAAGAATAAGAAAACACATTGTTCTTTTAGCTTAGTAATATCATATCCTAGAAATTCCGATATTTGATGTTTGTGTGGCATAAATAATCCCATAACTACTCTATAATCTCTACTAACAGTTCTATTCTCACCTAATTCTGCTAAGGAAGGCATAACTTTTTGTATAACTGTTTCACCCTTATAGGTATATTGTTCCTTAGCACTATCTAATGCTTGTTGGTGTACTACAATAGGTATATACTTTAATACTTTTTGAGCTTTTTTAAGTAAATATTCCCTAGACATCATCTCTATTGCTTCTCTAAGATTTTGTTTATTTTCAGGTTTCAATAAAGATATATGGTCTATTATTATAAATACATATTCATCTTCATTCTCTGGATAATAATAATCATAAGATTGTGATGTCTTTTCACCATTATTAAACATCTTAGGTAATGCTTTAATATCACCATCATTATCTAACTTAGCAAATTTACCTTTTATGTCAGCATATTGTAAAAAGTCATAATATATACCTGTTGGATGATATATATAATCTATAACTATAATAGATTTCATCATATCATCTAATATAGGCTTTATTCTATCATAAGCTTCTAGTTGTTCCTTAGATAACCTATTAGTACCTAGTGATTTCAAGGTCTTTATAGATATATTTATATCACATACCTTATACATCAACATACAAGTTATAGATAGCCAAAACTCTTCTTCATCTTCTTCTAAAGCATACCACCTCAAATGAAATGGTATATTATTATCTTTACAAAACTTATAAATACCATATACTGTAATAAATTTAGTGAACTTAGTTTTACCTACATTAGTACTAGCAGTAATACAATAATATTCACCTTTTACCCATCCAGGATATGTATTCATAAGACTAGGAAATTCATCAGGTAACATAATACTATTAAACCCTGTTTCACTTCTAGTTTTAGATTCTATAATTATATCTCTTAATGTATCTGCATTCATCTTTTACTCCAACCTGTTAAGCCTGTAGTATTATCTTTTTTACTGATAGACCAATTTGAATCATATAGTTTATCTGTTATATACCTATTGAGTCCAACAGGGTATTCTATATCACCATAGTAGTTCCTAGCATTTTCTATAAATTCTTGATTAAATATACCTTTATTATATAAACTGCGTAATGACCTCATAGTATTACTATTTATTCCATCAATACTATAAGATTTTTTAGTATCTTTATTATACCTCATAGGGTTTCCTATACAAGTTCTAAATCTTTTAACAGTTTCAGTAAAACTTAATTTAGGTACAACTGACAATTCATTATCCATTTCTGTTTCTGATAATTGTGTATCAACAGTTGGAATTGTATTATATAGTTCTGATAATGTTCCATCTATTTTATATTTTCCATTTATTTCAATAATAAGCTCTGATAAAAAGTCAAAAACCTCTTGTCTACTATTAAAAGTAGATGCTAATAATCTTCTTTTTTCACTATCCTTCATATTCTTCATATTGTATTTTGTTTTTATCTATATCTTGTGTAGCAGAATGAAACCATTTTTCATCTTGAGTATCTTTTAATACTGTAATGTATAAAGTATTCATTTGCTCACTATCACCTCTAAGTAATCTACCTAGACGTTGAACTAATCTCCTCTCTTTACTATTAATTTGACCAATAATACCAACCTCTACATCTTTTAAATTAACTCCTTCATCTAAAGCATTAACTGCAAATAATTCATTAGTTACACCATTATTGAAATCATCTAATGCTTTAATTTTAGCATCATCAGTCATCTTGCTATGGTATGTGCTAGAAGATAACTCATTACACATATTAATAGTTCCTACAAAACATATAAATCTTTTATTTAACCTTCTCATTTCATTAATAATCTTATTAATATAAGTCTTTTTAGTAGGAGATTGATATATTAAATCTTTTCTTTTTCTCATATAATTAGAGAATAGAAACCCTCTACTTTTAAGAAATTTATCTTTATCAGAATTACCTGTATTAACCTTTTTTACATACGCTTTATTAAATGCCATTTTAAAAGGGTCTAAATCATTTGCATAAAATAATTGTTGTATTTTAGAAAAGTTATCATTAATATAACTATAATTATCTCCTTCTGTAGTATAAAATGTTTGTTTTTTACCATTCTTACTATATTTAATAGGTATATTTTTATTCTGATAATCCATATTTAATTTCCATACTACCATACGATAATCTGGTAATACCTCGTTATCAATAGCAGAATCTGTTGTAACTCTAATAGTATTAATCTTATTAATACCTAATTCAAATAATAATACTTTTTTATCAGTATCAACAGTAGCACTAAGAGCTATAATATTACTATTCAAATCTTTAACATATCCTAAATTATTACTTGTAATATGATGACATTCATCTAATACTACAGCATCATATATATCTTTAACTTTATGTAATGATTGATAAGTAATAATATCAGATTTACCTAACTTCTTACCGTTAAACCATTTCTTATCCTCATTTTTCCAAGAGTCTTTAATAGAATCATAGGGTACAACAATGAGATTCTTTTTTCTACCATCTAGTAATTTAAGAGCTAATGATGTTTTACCAAAACCTGTTGCAAGTTCTAATAATATATTATGATACTCATTAAATATACTAGACGCTTGTTTTTCTATATCTCTTCTTTTCATATATTGTCGTTTATTATTTCATTATTATAGAAATTTGATATATCTTTAAAATTAATTACATCTACACTAACTAACCATTGTAATAATTCATCAACATCTTCATCTTCTGCTTTTTCTACATCAAATACCTTATTAGATATTATCATAAAATTAGTAGCTTCCGCAGTATCATAAGTAATAGTACCTTCTAACCTACCTCTTATATTACCATGTCTATTAGTATTACTTTTATCAGCAATAGCAGAATTAATAAGCATTTCTACATAAGCTACTTTATTAGAATATTCTTCAACATTCTTATTCATATAATAATATTCTAATTCTTCTAATTCAGTAGTAGAGAATTTTCTATAAGGAGTTATAAAATCAGCAGTATTAGTAGCTAATCTTCTAACATCTTCTTTATCAGTAGATGTAAAGTCCATATCTTTTACAGATACTACTAATTCATTATTATAGTCTGAAATATATATCTTAAAATATTGTTCTAATATTTCAATAATAGAATCTATTACGTTATCATAGTCATCATTAGATACTTCTAGTTGTTTCTTCAATAGTTCTATAGTTACCTGATGTTTATTAATAGATTCTTCTAATTCCTCTATTTTATTCTGTCTTTCAACAGTATTATGACTACCTTTACCACCTTCTTCTAACATTTGTTTTGAAGATTGCATAGATTTTAAGGTGTTTATGTGTTTATCAATACCTAAATGTAATTCATCTACTTTATTAACAACATCTCCTAATTTATCAGATATTTCTAATAATTCTTCATAAAACCATTTAATTTCAGTATCATTTCTTGTTAAAGTATGATAACTATCAAATACATCCTCTTTAAAATCATCTTTTTTGACCAAGTTCAAATGCTCTATTGTATAATCTAATACTTCATCTAATAGAGTTTTATAATGTTGTTCTTGAACTTGGTCAGTTACTTTTTTTCCTTATCCTTTTTTTTAACTTTAACAGGAACACTAGATTTAGTAGTAGAACTACTAGAATTTACTGTATTATTATTGGAAGTACTAGCTGTATTTGTGGATTTAGTAGAAGTATTATCTACTACTCCCATTATCTCTTTTACTTTTTTAGTAGCCAATAATCCTAGTATTACATCTACTGCAATACCTAATGCTACATTAAATATAGCTAATACTTGTGCTTGACTATCTAAATTAGTTGTTATAAGATTATAAATTATAAATCCTTGTATAGATATAATTAATCCTCCCATAACCATAATAATAACACTCTCTATCTTAGAAGTGTTTTCTTGACTATCCATATATTTAATATTAGGTATTGACATTCCCATAATAGATGCTATGGCAGACATACCTAACCATTGTAATATGCTAGTATTATTATTAGCTGTTGCTAAATATGATGATACATTATATATCAACAATAAGTTTAATGCTAATAATAATGCTGTACTAGCAGCTATAACATATATAATAGGTGCTGTACCTATTGATTCTACTTTTTCCAAAGACTTTTTATTCATTGTTGTAGTTATTTTAAATTTTTTTTATTATATCTAGGAATTTCATCAAAATCTGATACTTGGAGTGTAAAAGTATATTCTCCATATATTTTATTTAATGCTTTTTCAACTTCTTTATATACTTCTTTCTTACTCTTCTTAGTACGTCTGACATAAGATTGTATATCTGATTCTTTTTGTACTCTAATAGTTATTAAAAATTTATTCATAATTTTATCTATTATTTCATAACATTTTTTAATATAATAATCATATTTAAGATTACCATAATATCTCAATTCTTCATTATCTATATCATTCATTAAAGTAACATATTCATTTGCCACAATAGATGTAGTTCTATCATCATTTTTTTTAACCAATGTTTTACCATCAGTACTGATATAAAATCTATTAATATGTTGAACTTCATTATCTCCATAATATACTTTAAACTGTTTACCAACTTTCTGTGAATTACAAAAGTCATATATTGTAAGACTAGGATTTCCTACATTCAAATAGTCTTCTATAGAAGTATCTTTTAGAAAATAGGCTTGTAAAGCTAACGGTATAGCTCTACTAAAATATCCTTTGGTTAATGATATATCTGTTAGAAAATCATTTTTATATTTACAATAATCTAAGTTGATGGTATCATTTACAGCGTATTGTGGAACAGCTATATAACTATTAACAGATGTTTGATACATGCTGTGATATTCAGCATATTCTAAATCCATTTGCATAATAGATTCCCATTCCTTACATATATCATAGTACTCTTGTTCCCTAGATATAGGTACTTTTGTAGTAAAACCATCAGTATTAGCTGTAAATACTTCAAAACCATTTATTTCCATCATATATATTAGATACAGTATTTCTAATTGATTATTAACTGTAACTTGTAATAATGATTTAGGGTCATATAATAAGAAACCTTTTTGCTTATATTTACCAAAGAAACTGTTGATAACAATTTTTCTATCATCTGATTCCTTTTTATATTTATTAGCTAATTCAGCATTAGATTTCTTATACTTAGAATACAAAGCCTTGTATTCTAATCTGTCAGATATTATAGTTTCATACCATTTTAATAATCTTTTATCCAATTTAGGATTTATAATACTTCTATTAACAATCTTATTAGGGTATTGTGATGCTACATCAGCATCTATTAATTTATAACCTGAATCAGGTATTATAAACCTAGCATCATCTTCACTATGTATTCCACCATAACCTAATTGATAACTTGTATTATTCAATTTTATAGGTAATATCTTACTAGATGATACTGTTGGATATTCAAGAGTACTGTAATATCTATACCAATCTTGTATATCCCATTGATTACCTACTTTATCCCATAGTTCCCTATTATGTTCTAGGATACATTCTTCTAATAATATAAGTCTATCGTTATTAGCCAATGATTTAAGATATTGATAATCACATCCTGTAATATTCATATAGGCATTTTTAATAGCTTTACCTGCTAACCAACTATCATTATCTGATAAATAATCTAATTCAGAATTACCAAATAACTTACCTTGTCCAAGTCTACTGTTAAGTTTAGATTTTACCTTTTCATATATTGAATGTGTTATTTCAACATCATTTTTATTATAAGACATAATAAGTTCTATATCATTTTCAGATATATTATTATGTGGGTCAATAGGTAATTCTTGTAATTTAGGGTGATTAACTTTACATCCCATAAGTTTAAGACTATCAGGTACACCATTGAATATGTGAGTAGCTAAGTCAATAGATTTGGGATTATTATTCCATAATCTTTTAGAATTTTCTATAATATCACAGCTTAGCCTGTAAACTCTACTATTAGACTGTGGTACATTAGAACTCTTAGTAATTTCATTTAGAATATGTATATCATAGTTATTACTATTATATCCTATAAGAAATCCTTGTTTAACTATAAGTAAATCTTTGTATTCTATATTTCCTTCCCATATACCATTTAGATAATAGAAATATAACCACGTATTTCTATCAACATCATAAAATACTATGGAATAGAAATTAGGATATACTTCTATATCATAAATGTATTTCATACTTATAGTGTTTTATATCCTTTGTTAATAATGTAATACTTATATGATGTAGTATTCATACTTATCATATATTTATATGCTGTGAGATATGTGCTAAATTCTTTTAACACTGTACCATTACTATTAATATTTTTATATCCTAATAGGATATAAGTTTCTTCAATGTTTTGCATGTTTTTATTCCTTTATTTAATAATTTATTATAATTTAATACAAAATATATTGCTATATAATCAGGTAATAACCTAATTATCATCTTCCTACTAACATCTTTATACATTTTATATGAATGATTTTCTTTATATCTTTCATTCATAAGCACTGCAAATTCTTCTAATATAATATTATCCTTATCTAATATAGATAAAGTATTCCATAAATCTTCATTTACCTTAGCTTTTGTAATATCTTTCTTAATTTTATTATATGTAGGTGGATTCTTTAATATTTTATGTAAATCATCATGGTCATATTTCCTATCTACATAATCTTTAAAGAAATCTTTATTATCAACATTCATAGAAAATGGTTGCCTTATCTTATCCCAATATAATCTAAGAACTCCTAGTATTTCATAGTAAAGGCTATGACCTTTCTGTAATAGAAATCTAATATCATTTAAAGTTTTATTAAACCTATTTTTATTAGTTTCATATATTATATGAGATACTTTAATAGTTAGCATTAGATTCATAGATATTTTACCATCTTCTAACTTATGTTGTATAAGATTTATAGGAAATTGATGAATATCAAGATTATGATTAAGTTTAAGAAAATCTAATAGCTCTTTTGTAATACTATCTTTTTTAACTAAATAATCATAATCTGAATTATCAATATTCCTATAAAAATCAGGGTATATTTCTTTAATCCTTCTTGACCCTGTCAGTAGCATTTAATTCATCTTTAACGTTATCAACAAATTGTTCAAGAATTTTTAATAATTCTTCATTAATATCTGTTTGAATATAATTATCTTTTGTTGAATAATATTCCTCTCTTACTACTATTGATTTATGTACTTCTGCTACGTCAGGCTCAACAGTAATTCCTTCCCAACTATCATAATATCCTTCTCTACGAAAATATACATCAGCATTATCAAATTTGAATATTTCATGATAATGTTCCCCATCACCTTCACCACCACCTACTATTTCAACAAATACTAACTCTCCTAATGTATTTAATATCTCAACAACTCTTTCTTCTGTAAGACCTGATTCCTTACCTTTTTCACTAATTTCTAAACCTGTTTTATCTTCTGTATACTTAAAATAGTTATCCGTGTCAGTTAGATAAGCTCTTTTATCTTTATTAATATAAAATTCCCATAAATCTTGATAATCCCATTGTTCTAAAGTATTATTCGTATCAAAGTTCAACCCTAATTCTTCTAGCAATATTAAAATTGTTACAAATGATAATTCTTTCATAATTTTATTATTTAATTGTTAAAATATACTAAGTTAATTTTTTTTAAACCTTTAATTATTTGAAATGCTAAGTTTATTGTTCCTTTGTCTTGACTATTTACCATTTCTACAAGTGTTTCAACATCTTTTTCATCTATGTTAAAGCTAGTAAATACAATCCTTAAAACTGTTAGAAAACTTTTACTTCTCCAACTTTTGTTAAAAGTATAATTACCTAAATATGCAAAATCTCTAAATATTATAGCAAGTCTATTAATGTCTTCATTATAAAAATAACGGAAAGATTCTGATTTATACATATTTATATTTTCTAAAAACCATTCTTTAGTTATGAACTCTGTATATCTTAATGATTCAGAATGCTTTATTGTTAATTTTTTCATTATTTATATGCTAAATACATATTATGACTATGAAAAATTATAGGACTAATTACATCTTCAAAAAAAGAATTTAGACTTTTTAAATCTTTTGTTTGTTGTAATTTATTAGCACACATATCTTGATATTTTTTAGGTAAGGTATCTTGTCCAAAAAATGGTTTTTCTCCTTTTGATAACTCTTTTAATAATTCTATTATATTCTCTCTCATTTTATAAATTTTTTAAAACTAAATCAATAGATTCATAATCTATATTTGATAATATATCTCTCACATCTACACCATTCCAAGTTATACTGCGTATATTTTTATCAGAAAAATAACTTATATGTAATTTAATAGGTATAGTAACTATATCATCACCATTCTTTTTAAAAGAAGGTGTTATGTTGTACTCTTCTATTGTATCAAATAATATAGATATAGCTTTATCAAAACCAATATCTTTTAATTTTTGTTCAGTTACTTTTAAACATTTCTTTTTACTTTTAGGAGCATATTCAATAAACGTTCCTGTAACAGCATCAAATAGCTTGTATTTTTTAGTACCTTTTACCTTATACCAATAAAAAGGTATATCTTCTATAAATACAGGTTTAGATTCTCCTGTATTTATTAAAGTTTCTTCACCATCTACTATATCTACAATATAATTATCAGGAGATATTCTTTTTACTCCTAGTATTTTATGATATTCTTCTTCTGTCATAATAGTTTGTCATTAAGGGTTTTTATAAAATCTTCAATATCTTTTTGTTTAACAATCTCCTTTATCGTTGTATCTATTTCTGTTGTAATACCTATACCATGAGATATATGATTTTTTACATTTAAAGATTCGTAAGAGCATTTAAGTTTTAAAACTACTTGTTCTAAAACGTTAGTTTCAGTAATATCTGAATATTCAATTAATCTAAAATATATAGGTAATTTTTCAAAAGATATAATATACTTTTTGTATATTGTTACATCTGAAAGTTTCCCTTCTTTTTCAAGAACAGAATTACTTTTTCCTAATAAATCATATATTTCTTTTTGATAATCAGATATATTACTACTTTCAAAAAATTCATTATAATTATTAACCAATAAAGGTTCTTTATAATTGAATATTTTGATTATTGCTTTTATTATTGTTTTACTTTCCATTTATACATATTTATAAAATATCCAATACCGTGCATTGACATCCATAAGTTATAATTAGTCAATGGTATATCATGTTGTTGTAATACAACTTCATGAGATTTAATAACTCTATCAAACATACTTTCTTGTTCAATAGGTGATAATATTTGTGGTATAATACCAAATTTATTAAACCATATAGTATTTATTTGATACTTACCATAATCTATTGTACCATTAGTATTATAATTTATAGCATTATAACCACCTTTTAAAGACGATTCTCTATTATACTGTAAATCTTTTATAATAGTATAGCTGTAGGTGTCAGTACTATGAAGTAATGTATCACCATAAGTAGCTATAAGATTTCTTTGATGTTGATTCCCTTTTATAGGAACAATTACCTTAGACATCTTATAGATTACAGGAGGTTCTACAACTTCTACCACTCTAACAGAGGGTGTTCTAGGTGTTTCAGCCAATAGCTGAAATGTATAATCTGATTTATTAGGTGCATATAAATAAGGCACATTAATAAAACTTATGGATAAGAGTACTAATACCCTTATCCATTTAATATGATAATTCATAAAATTAATTTTGGTTAAACCATTGCCATCATTAAATAATGATGAAGATTATTCATCATTAAATCTTCTGATAGACCATCTTTTTCAGCAGCAATTACTGCCTTATCATATTGTTCCTTAGTAATATTATTAGAAACAATATTGTTTTTCTCTAAATTATTAGCCACAACATTAGGTAAATTAAACTTATTTAACTTAGCTGTAGCTATTTCATTAGATAGCCTTTTTGCAAATCTATAAGATTTTTGCTGTTCTGCAAAAAGTTTTTCAATTTTCGCATTATCAATCTCTTTAAAATCTACTATCATTGGCATTTTTTTGAAGTACTTATGAATAATAGTTCTATCTTCCAATAGCACTAGATTATGATAATCCACGTGTTTCCCATTGTCTTCTAGCTTTTTAACAAGTTGTTCTTTGAATGATACACCTGTTGTAATATTAAGGTCAGCATTTTCAATAATTACTGACCTCTTGCATACAAAAGTATTAGCTGTTGCAAAAGCAACCCTATTGTTAATTTTAATAAATGCAAAGTCAATTTTATGACCATTGTAGTATACATTACCTTCTTTAAAGTACTTGATACCACCTCTTTTAATAATTTTACTACCTACACCATTACTCTTATAATAGTTGTTCAATGATTTGGATAACTCTTTACGGTAGTTATTAAGAGTTGTTTGATTTGTATTTAGTAGAGCTTGTAGTTCTTCTACTGTAAAATCTTTTGTGAGTGATTCATTAGATACTGTCATAATTTTAATATTTATAATTTTATTGAAACTCATTGTAAGGGGAGTTTCTTAACCTTAGTTCAGATATAACTTTATAATTATATCTATTATTAGGATTGATATACATTGTAGGTACATCATCACTAATCCTGTGATACCTAAAAGATGATAGATATACATAAGAAACTCTATATAATATAGAACCTATCTGTATAACATCACCATTATTTATATCCTCTATTGTATTAAAATAGAGGATATAACTTTTATAACTTAACTTGATACATTTCATTATAGTAATTCTGCAAGGTTCATAGGCTTTTTACCAGGCTTTAAGCTAATATCTCTTACCACTAAGACATCAGTACCTGCTTCTTTACCTTCACCTCTATCGTGCTTTCTAGTATAACTATGTACGTGTGCATCAATAATTTCTCCTTTAATAGGTGTTGGTCTATCACTATCTACGTTTACACGCATTGCAAAATTGTTAAGTTGTTCATAGTAAATACCTTTACTGTTATTACTTTCTACAATTTGTCTGATAGCATCTACATCTGCAAAGTTAATAGCTTTGAGATTAATGATGCGTTCTTCTCTATCTAAGATAGTATTGGTAAAAGTCTTGTCACTTACAGTTTGCACTTGTAATTCCCACTTACCTTCTTCTGTAATAACTTTATATTCATTCTTAAATTTATCTAATGGAATGATTGGGTAATTACTTACAAAAGTTTCAGTTTGTTGATTATCCCCTTTTTTATTTTGAGTGTTTACATTATTTTGATTATTCATCTGTGTATTATTAAAATTGTTCATAAAAAAAAAAGCCTCTTATTTCTAAGAAGCTATAACTATATATCTATTAACTGTATATACTATGCTAAATCTAACAATGTATATGTTAATAAATTACCTTGTACCTTTTCTAGGTTAAACCAGAAAGGTACTATCATATCATGTATATCACTACGATATACTTGACAACCCTGTGATAGGCTGTTCACTATATTACTTAAATGTCCTCTCCAACTATGTTGATTAATACCAAAATAACCTGTTTGAACAGTATTTTCATCATAATCAATGAGCCAATCTTTTGTACCATCACGGTAAACACTTACTTCACCTACTTGCATCAAGTAAGTTTTACCTGACCAATTATCAAAATATGTATTACCCATAGGTTTTTTAATACCTTGTAATCTGTAACACTTTTTGTATTGACCAGGCTTCATTACTGCTACACCGTGTCTACCATATACAGTTTTAGGGTTTAATACTCCACCAAAACCGTATAATCCTGGTAATGTACTACAAGGTAATATCCTAGTTTTACTAGGAGTATCTCTATTTAGTAGTATATACCAATCAGTAAACTTATTAGTGTATGTCTTAGTCATACGTAATCCTATAATCTCATGAGAGTACCAAGAATATCCTAGATTGTTATATCTAGTATCTAGCTTTTTTATTAAAGTTCTTATAGCATTTATTGACTTAGTTCCAATTATACCATCTAGCACTAAATCAGAATTAATAATCTGATTCAATGCTTGTTGTGTTATTTTCTCTTTCATAATTAATTTTTTTAACAAATATAATTAATAATTATTACTTTCTATGTATATGCCATAACCATTATCAGATAAATGGTTTATTATTTCTAAAAACTCATTATCTGTTTTCCACTCTTTACTCTTACTTCTTATTACTTGTTGTGATGTTATATATGCACCACCTAATGTCATAGGTATAAACTTAGACAATAAACGTGCATGTGTAATATCAGCTTTTGGTACAAGTAGTTCAATAGTATTAGTGTACTCACTATTTATATCAATAGCATATATAGTATCACATTCAGCTATAATGTAGTCGTTTACATCTAACATGAGTTTTGTAGGTACAACTAGGTAGTCATTGTTTCTTACAGCTATATCTTTTGGATAACTGTAAGTTATACGTACACCTAACATGTCTTCATTAAATTGCTCAACATGTTCTTCTACATCTTGCAAGTTACTACAAGATGATAGGACTACTAATAATAGTAGGATTGTGTTAATTATCTGTTTCATATTTATTTAATTTATTTTACCGTTTTTAAAACTAATTTTATCTAAATCTTTTAATTTAAACTTTTTTAATTCGTAATTCGCATCTTCTAATTCATATTTTAAATCATAATTTTTATCTTGTAGTGAAGAAATTTTATCTTCTAAACTTTCAATAGTGTTTTCTAAATCATCTATTGTATTATTTAATTCTTCTATTTCTTCATTTTTAAATTCTTCCCAAGATTCTTCTATTTTAGAATCTATTTGCCATTGAATTTCAAAGAAACTTATATCAAGACCTGAATTACTTAATAATTCTTCTAATTCAAGTCTATCTTTTAAGGTATTATATTTTACAGCTATACAACTTCTAAATGTATAGTCTTCAATAAGGTCATTGAATGTTTCTTCTAATATATTGTATATCATAATTCTTCAATATTATATTTGTTATTTATCCCTTGTAATATACTAACTAATTTAGAATCTTCCAGAGGAATACCTGTATTTAACAAGGTATTCCTAATATCTTTAATGTTAGGCTTAGTTTTATAGAAGCCTGCTATTACGTTCTTAATTGTTAATATATACATGATAAATAGTATTCTTGTTCCATTTCTTTATAAGATAGGTCATCATAGTAGAACCTTAATGATTCTAATCTATCTTTTTTCAATTTATCTAAATGGTCTTTTTGTATAGCTCCTGCTATAAGACCTATTGTTGCTGCTATTATTAAGTACTCCATAATTATTTATATTTTATAATTTGTGTAATCACTATGATTGGTGATAAAACTATTGTAATGTATTTTATCTGTTATTTCTAACATTATTTTTTGCAATTCTTCAATTTTCATAAATTGAAAACCTTTATTATAATACTTTTTAATTCTATTGCAAGTATTACGATTTATCCACTTATTGATGTGAGCCATATCAACTTCTAATATCTTATTCTCTATTTGATATAAAACATTAGTATCTCCTGTTATTATCTCATCTAAAGTAAGTGCTATTTTACAACAATTAAAATCAAATGTTTCAAATAATTCTTCTATGCTATTATTTTCATTATATATTATATCAATAAAAATATTATTTATACTGTAACCTGTGCAATAAGAAGTTTCGTATTTTTTAAAGTTATTTTTTAATCTTTTATTAATCTTGTCATATATATCTTTATTGATACAGTAAATATCAACATCTCTAAATTTTATATTATTTAGAGAATCTACAATACTACCACCTGCTATCCAAATAGGTCTATGTTCTCCTATTTTATCTGGGAGATTACAGTAGTCTGTTATATAATTTAGTGTATCATATAACTTTTTTAATTTGTTTAATACTATTTTCATTTTCATTTTTTTAATAAGTTATATCTAATGAACATATATGTAACATATCCATAGATAATTAATATTATTATCATAATTCTTTTACATTAGGTTCATCTATTTTACAATGAACATCCTGCTCTGTATCTTCTTCACGTTGAGAATCATAATACTCACCATTTTTTAACTTGTTTTTTGCCGTTTCTAAATTTGGGGCGTTTACATAATATGAGTATTTTACCCATACTTGTTCCCATCTTGTTATTTTGTAGTTACCCATTATTTCTTTTGTTTATTTTAGTACAATTAGTTATTCTACCATTTTTAAAACTAACTCTATCCAAATCTTTTAGTTTAAATATGCCATAACTCATGTATGAGCCACAATCTCCATATTTTAAGTATTCTCTATATTCAGATATAGGAAAAATAGCAAGATTGTGATTACAGTTACCACAATTATTATTATACCATTCTGAATCTGCAACATTACACAAATCTATAAACTCCTTTTCCTTTAAGATTTTAGGCTTACTCATATAATTATATTTTTGAATCTATTATTAATATAATTATGTAAAGATTTAATATCTTTAATGTGTATTTTCTCATCTATTAACCTCCCTAATGGAGTAATGACATTATATGTTATAGTGTCATTTTCAATTTTAGTAATGAGAAGAATAATATGAGGTTTAGTCCACCTATATTTATCACCATCCCAATTATTATCTAAAAAAGTCTTGCTTATAAGATACAAATTTTTCTTTTCATCTATATCTTGTTTAATACCATTAAGTATTCCTATTAATACTATGGTAAATGATACAATTATTACAATATATATTATCATTTTGCTTTTGTGTTTAAGTTTTTACGTAATTTTAACAAGTTGTGTGCAATTTCTTTACACATTTCTTGTCGTTCTCTTTTAGGATACTCTTGATATACATCTCTATCCCAAAAAATGTTTTTTAAAAACAATTCTTCTTCTATTTGAAAAGTATTATTTCTAATACTTTTTTCAATATCTTTAAGTATTTTTAACATTCTGTTAAGATTCCTATAATCATAACAGATTATATAAGTCCTTCTTTTCATAATATGTTTAATTTATTTTATTCTCCCTCTTTGCCAGGTTAGCCAAAGGTGCTTTTTCCAATCTTCTTCTTTCCAATCTAAGTAATTTTGTTGAAATAAAAATATTCTCAATTTCTCTAACTTTTCAATTTCCTTAGGCAAACTTGTAAATTCATTCTTTTCAAAATCTAGCTTTTCTAAATTACTTAATTTGTCAATTCCTTTGGGGAAGTTTGTAATTTGATTACTAAATAAATCTAAACCTTTTAAACTTTTTAAATTGCATATTTCTTTTGGTAATTTTGAAAGTTGATTATTATTTAAAAGTAACCACTCCAAATTCAGTAATTTACCAATTTCTTTTGGTAGGCTTGCAATTTTGTTTTTATTTAGCCTTAAAACTTTTAAATTTTTTAAGTTGCCTATTTCTTCAGGTAATGCTGAAAGTTGGTTATGTTTCAAATTTAGCTTTTCTAGTTTTGTTAAATCGCCAATTTCTTTAGGTAAAGTTGTGATATGGTTATTTTTTAAACACAAATACTCCAAATTCTTTAAATCTCCGATTTCTTTGGGTAAACTTGTTATCCGATTGTGTCCTAAATAAATAATTTTTAAATGTTTAAGTAAACCAATTTCACTTGGTAAAGTGGTTAAGTTTTTTTTTGATAACCTTAAGTCATCTTGAGATAACTGAATAAAGTTTATATTCAGTTGTTTAGCCAACTTTTCAAGTTTACCAATGTATTTTTTTATATCAGGCAATTTCTCAGCAAGCTGTTTAGCGAGTTCTATATTTTGTGAATCTCCTGAAAAAAGCAGGTCTTTTATTTTTTCAATCATTTTAATATTTTTCATTAAAGGTTTTTATTACTTCATTTATTTCTTTTTTACTTCGTTAAACTTTTTAATTGTCAGTTTCATAATATCAATTTATTAGTATTATAATTTAACATAAGATAATCATCATACTCAATAGCATAGAAGCTACCTGATAATTTACATAATATATCTAACATAATTTTATCAATAATAACAATCTTATTATTATTAATAATTTTATGTAACTTAACTATATCTGATGGTTTCATAGAATTTTTATAAATTCTTAGATATAGTTCTACGTAATCTTCCTCCAAATATCTAGGAGTACCTACGTGTTTCAGGTTTTCCCTAGATTTATCTGTAATACTTTGTGATGTAATTAAATATATTACTTCCATAAGTTTTATATTTTTTAAATATTAAAAATCAGTTCATACACTTAACCATTATTTGAAACAACATCTTTGCAAGCTCGGTGGTCTTCTTTTTCTAAAATACTTATAGCTTGGTTTAATTCATGTATTTCTTCTAAATATGAATCCGTGTCAGGTATTGAAGAAATTACAGGAGATGCCCTTTTAATTAAGCAATTCTTTATAAAAGTTTTTTCTACTTTTTCTTTTTGTTCTTTTAGTTGTTCAATAATTTTTCTCATAATTAAAATTTTGGCTAACACAGTATAAAATATAGAAGAGTAAGTGCTGTGTTAGCCTTTATTCCACTTAATCTACCTTTTTTTGTTTAATAAGTTATTACATCTCTTCTACATTAGACTCATCAACGTTACAATGAACATCCTGTTGTATGTCATCTTCACGGTAAGCATCATAATATTCACCATTTTTTAAATGTTAAAAAACCTCTACAAAATTAATTGTAGAGGTTTGCGTTCATACAGATGCTAGGTCTATTGCTTTTTTATATCTTCTAACAAGTTCACTCAATATCATATCTGTATCATCAGGCATTGGGGGTACGCACATTTTATGGCTTTTTCCGCCTGTGCGTGCAAGTTCAAATATCTGCTTTTCTGCTTCTTTTATAAGTGCTTCATCAGGTATTGATTCTTGTAACTCATTTAATTTTTTGCTCATTTTTCTATTGTTTATTGTCCACATACCTAAAAAGAATAGCTACTGCCATTACCTCGTCTAAATGGAATTTGCCATTGTGGGTAACTATTTTCCCACTGTCTTTTGTTTTTTATTTATTTATATACATATCAAACTCAAGCACTTCTATTACTGCATTGGGTGCTACCTTTTTTACTATTTTTTCCTTATTTTCCTTATATATTCTATCAATATGAGGTTTAGAAAAAATAGTCACAAGCTGTACCCTTTTTACAAAGGGTAATACTATATCACTTTCTGTAAATTTTTTAAGAGTATCTGTAGGAAACATTACAAATTCAATTTTGTTATAGTTTACCTTCTTTATATTTTCATAATTACACCAAAGGGGAAACTTTTTCTCCCACCAATAATATTCATCTATTGTATTTACTTGATTGTACCTATCTAAAGTACCAAAATACTCATCTAGTGAATATTTATTTCCACGGAAAGGTTGCTGCTTAATATAAAGAGTTTTTAAGTAAGTTTCTATATTTTTTAAAAACTCACCAATTTCTTTTACCTCCTCTCTTAAATTTATTACGGCAGTTCTATCTTCTCCACCGTTTAAGAGCATTTGCTTATATACTTTCATATAGCTTCTTTTAAATTTTGCATATACGCTATTTCAATTTCTGCCGCTATCTCTTCTACTTCAATCAACGCATCTTTCATATTATCAACTGAAGTAACAAAAGATTGTTCTCCATCTTTTGTCAATTTTGATATTACCACGTGGGCATGATGTTGAGTAAGTACTATTTTTACACCTTTATACTCTATTATCATTTCATAGATAGATGTACTAGAAAGTGTACTTTTTCTGGTTTCTATGATTGATAGATTATTTAAAGTGTTAAAAAACTTATGAATTTTTTGAAGAGAAAATGGAGAAACATCCCCCCATTGTTCTAGTAACGTTAGTCTAGTATTTTTTGGTTCTCCTATCATATTTTTTTTTCTTTTAAAATTGTTTCAAACTCACTCAATCTACTAGGTAAATTTCTATAAGCCTTGTCATCTTTACCTAATGACCAATATCTGCAATCCTCTAAATCTGCATATACATACACAGTTAGAGTACCATAATTAACATCATCTGCTACATGTCTTCTGATGTCAATATTTTGAATTGGTGCTCCAACTATTTCAGAGGCAACCTTATAAAAAGGTTTGTTTACCTTTTTGTTAATTGTTGAAAATTCTATATCTGTATTTTTCATTTTAATATTTTTTCAAGAGTTTTAAATTTATAATTTTAATATTTAATTGTTTAATATAAATTCTTTAAACATATCATTCTCACAAATGATATAGAGGTCTTTATTACCTTTATAAGATTCTAATATAGTTAATAATTGTGAAGGTCTATTAGTTTTAACTAATATTTCTTCACCATTAATATTAATATAGACATCATTAAAGTCTACATTAATTTTATTTACATCCCCTTTTATGATGGTAAACTTTGTAGCATCATCTTTTAAGTTTTTACGAATTGTTACTTTCACAATGTATATATTTAATTGTTAAACCATAAACCCCTAGTATATACTAGGTAAAACTAGGAGTTTCTATAATATTAATAGTTGTAAGTAGCCTTATTCTTACGACTCTCTACAATCTTACGGGTTTGTCTAGTAGCAATAGAGTTATCTACCCTATTTGTTACCATTTTAAAAGCCACAGTAGGACTGTAGCCTTTTTGCATTAGTTTGTTAAACTGACGCTTTTCTCTTAATGTTAAAATTGATGTATTCATTGTTTTAATTTGTTATATAATATAATAATTTTCAGGGTCAGTTACATTGTAGAAGCTCACTTCTTCAGAATATGCACCATTAGACTCTCCAAACCATCTAATGTCCACATATCCATTAATTGTTGCAAACTTATAAAATGTATATGTTGTAGAAGCATAAGATTCTAAGTCTTTATTAGACACCATTTCTGCAGTTAGGAGTGGTGAATATAGTAAGTCCTCTAAATCACCACATATATCTTCTATAAATACTTCTTCACAACACTCAAATTCGTGAAACATCTTATAAATGTTTCCACAAGTTGTAACAAATTCTATTTCTTCAATATCATTAAAACCTTTATTAATATTGATTTCTTTAATAGTTTTACCTATCAGTTCTTCAAATATTTTCATATAATTTATAATGTTTTAAATTTAAACCACAAGAGTTACATCAGATAATGTAAACCCTTCATACCATATAGGAGTTCTACCTATGGTAACTTGAAAGTTGCCGTGTAATTCATTTACTCCTATGAATTTACACACACCTACTACGGTGGTGAACCTGTTTGTAGGGTTACAAGGAAAGTTATTACTCCTAAGAGGAACTCTCACTTGTACCATTTTACCTAATAAATTTTCCATAATCCTACTTTAATTCGTAAATAAGAGTTATTGATTATTTCTTTTTACTATTTATCCTACGGCTCTTATAAGCCGTTTTATTC